TCTGGTTCCTCAGGAACAAGTGGAACTTCAGGAACTAGTGGTACTGATGGAACTTCTGGTTCCTCAGGAACAAGTGGAACTTCAGGAACATCTGGTACCGATGGAACATCAGGTTCTTCAGGAACGAGTGGAACTTCTGGTACTAGTGGAACGTCTGGAACTGACGGAACCTCTGGTTCATCAGGAACTGATGGAACATCAGGATCTTCAGGAACTAGTGGTACTTCAGGAACTAGTGGAACATCTGGAACGTCTGGTACCGACGGAACATCTGGATCATCAGGAACTAGTGGTACTTCTGGAACTTCAGGGACATCTGGAACGTCTGGAACTGATGGAACATCAGGATCTTCAGGAACTAGTGGTACTTCAGGAACATCTGGAACGTCTGGAACTGATGGAACATCTGGATCATCAGGAACTAGCGGAACATCTGGTACCGATGGAACATCAGGTTCTTCAGGAACGAGTGGAACATCTGGAACGAGTGGAACATCTGGAACTAGTGGAACATCTGGAACGTCTGGAACTGACGGAACCTCTGGTTCATCAGGAACTGATGGAACATCAGGATCTTCAGGAACTAGTGGAACATCTGGAACGTCTGGTACCGACGGAACATCTGGATCATCAGGAACAAGTGGAACTTCAGGAACATCTGGTACCGATGGAACTTCTGGTTCCTCAGGAACAAGTGGGACATCAGGAACAAGTGGGACATCAGGAACAAGTGGTACATCAGGAACTGATGGAACCTCTGGTTCATCAGGAACATCTGGATCATCAGGAACTAGCGGAACATCTGGAACTGATGGAACATCAGGATCTTCAGGAACTAGTGGTACTTCAGGAACATCTGGATCATCAGGAACAAGTGGTACATCAGGAACTGACGGAACCTCTGGTTCATCAGGTACTAGTGGTACTTCAGGGACTAGTGGTACTTCAGGAACTAGTGGAACATCAGGTGTAAATGGTGTTTCGGGGGGAGCAATATACTACTTCAATGAGTCAATCACTTCAGGTCCATATAAGGAGTTTTCGATTTTTCCAACGGATACTGGTGAACAAACTATAACATCGCCATCGATTGCATCTGGTTTAACAGATACAATTCAGTCATTTTTAACGGATACAGGTGTTCCGGGAGTTACCTCAATTCCTGCGGGAATATGGCAATTCTTTTTACATAGTTATAAATCAAGTGCTAGTGTCACTTTTGATATATTCTGTGAGGTATATAAAAGAACAACTGGAGGTACTGAAACGTTGTTATTTGCATCAGATCCGACACCAATACTATCGGATTCACCAACGTTTACGATGGAAATTTCTGATGTATATCAAAGTGGATATACTATCACAGTTTCGGACCAAATACTTGTTAAGGTACGTGCAACAAATACAGGAGGTGTCACAGGAACAGTTACCTTAGCGACTGAAGGTAGTATACATTACTCCTACGCGCAAACTACGTTGGGTATTATAAATGGTACATCTGGCTCTTCAGGAACTAGTGGTACCTCAGGATCCTCAGGAACTAGTGGTACATCAGGAACAAGTGGCACTTCAGGGACTAGCGGAACATCTGGAACAAGTGGAACTGACGGAACCTCTGGTTCATCAGGAACTGATGGAACATCAGGATCTTCAGGAACTAGTGGTACATCAGGGTCTTCAGGAACAAGTGGAACAAGTGGAACATCAGGAACAAGTGGAACTGATGGTACATCAGGGACTGACGGAACCTCTGGTTCATCAGGTACTAGTGGTACTTCAGGGACTAGCGGAACCTCTGGTTCATCAGGTACTAGTGGTACTTCAGGGACTAGTGGTACATCAGGTACAAGTGGAACTGATGGTACATCAGGGACTGACGGAACCTCTGGTTCATCAGGTACTAGTGGTACTTCAGGGACTAGTGGTACATCAGGATCTTCAGGAACAAGTGGAACATCAGGTACAAGTGGAACTGACGGAACATCTGGTTCATCAGGTACTAGTGGTACATCAGGGACTAGTGGAACCTCTGGTTCATCAGGTACTAGTGGTACTTCAGGGACTAGTGGAACATCAGGCACAAGTGGAACAAGTGGAACTGATGGTACATCAGGGACTGACGGAACCTCTGGTTCATCAGGTACTAGTGGTACTTCAGGAACTAGTGGTACATCAGGATCTTCAGGAACAAGTGGAACAAGTGGGACATCAGGAACAAGTGGAACATCAGGTACAAGTGGAACTGATGGTACATCAGGGACTGACGGAACCTCTGGTTCATCAGGTACTAGTGGTACTTCAGGGACTAGCGGAACATCTGGAACAAGTGGAACTGATGGGACAAGTGGAACTGACGGAACCTCTGGTTCGTCAGGTACTAGTGGTACTTCAGGGACTAGTGGAACATCAGGATCTTCAGGAACAAGTGGAACATCTGGAACAAGTGGAACTGACGGAACGTCTGGTTCATCAGGAACTAGTGGTACATCAGGGACTGACGGAACTTCTGGTTCATCAGGTACTAGTGGTACATCAGGTTCATCAGGAACTAGTGGTACGTCAGGGACTAGCGGAACATCAGGTTCATCAGGAACTAGTGGTACATCAGGAACTAACGGAACCTCGGGTTCTTCGGGAACGAGTGGAACTTCAGGAACTAGTGGAACATCTGGATCATCTGGAACAAGTGGAACTTCAGGAACTAACGGAACCTCTGGTTCATCAGGAACTAGTGGTACTTCAGGTACTAGCGGAACATCAGGATCTTCAGGAACAAGTGGAACTTCAGGAACTAGTGGTACTTCAGGATCTAGTGGTTCATCAGGAACTAGTGGAACTTCAGGAACTAGCGGAACATCAGGATCTTCAGGAACTAGTGGTACTTCAGGAACAAGTGGAACTTCAGGATCTAGTGGTTCATCAGGAACATCTGGAACCTCTGGAACGAGTGGATCGTCAGGTTTAGGGACAATTAATAATAACACAAACAACTATGTGTTAACCGCGACAGGAACCGCAGGAACAATTAATGGTGAAGTTAACTTCACATTCGATGGAACCACCGCTTATATAAACGGAGCACTTGGTGTTGGAACCAATACCCCTACAACAGTCGGATTGATTAGAGCAACGAATGACGTTATTGCATTCTATAGTTCGGATATACGACTCAAGGAGAATATTAATTTAATTAAAAATCCAATTGAAAAAATTGTCCAAATCGGAGGTTATCAATACGATTGGATTCCAATGGAAGGTATTCATGAAAATGAAGGACATGATATTGGGGTTATTGCTCAGGAAATAGAAAAAGTTATCCCTGAGGTTGTAACACGAAGAGAAAATGGTTACTTGGCGGTTAAATACGATAAGATTGTCGCACTTCTTATTGAATGTGTGAAAGAACAACAAACTCAAATTGATGAATTAAAAAACATCATAAAAAAATAGAATCAATAATACAATTAAATCCCTATCTGACTTATAATTTCAGATAGGGATTACAATATAAAATACTAATTACTAATGGGACTTACCCCGGCTACAGGAACTGAAATTGCGATGTCGTGTGTGTATGATGCATTCGGATTTCCACTTCCAACAAATAATATTTCACTTAATGGAGTATTAGGGTTCTTCAGAGAACCCCCTCAAGCGCTTGGGGTTTCATCAATTCCGGCTGGTTCTCAAACATCGTTATCCGCTGACATGGGAGGATTGACTACACCTGATGATTATGTTTGTGATGGTACTTTATATTATACTCTTAATGGATGTACTGGTGGACAACCTAACTATGATACCACTATTACTCCAATATTAACTAATCAAAGATATTTCGATCCGGTAACTAGTGGTTATTGGATTTGGGACAACGCAGCAGGTACATCTTCTCCACAACAAACTGTTAATAGTACAATAATAATACAATCAGGTCAGAGTGGATGTCCTTAATTATCTAAAATCTTCATCATATTAACTCCACTAATCTTCAGAAAAGTAATTATATTTTGTATATTTTTATAAAAAATAATTATGAAGTTTGATTACAAAAATTTTTTATCTGAGTATGAATTAAAACATATTGTGTGGTCAGGAATTGAATATGATAAGGAAAAATTGATAAACTTTATTGATAGATATAATCAATTAAACCACACACCAAAAACTAATGATTCAATTGAAGAAATTAGTATTATGGAAAATATTTTGAAAAAACAAAACAATGAAAATTTACAAAAGTTACTGAATAATGATTCTGACTATAGTAGATGGGCAACTGTTGAAAAATTTTCAAGAAGAGCTGCGGTTGAGATACTTTTAGATGGTAGGTATTCCAAAGAAACTTTTTCAATTATTAGTAATTTACCGGTGGTAGACTTTAAGTTAGTTATGAAACGGACAAAAGAACTCATTAGAACTATTAATGAGACAATAACCGAATCTGAAATGGATACTTCTAAAATTTCTGGTGTAAAATGAGTGTCTACACAAATACAATATGGGAAGGAATACCTACATCGGTTTCCATATTAGTCCCAACAAGAGATACTGTGTATTCTCATTTTTCACTTTCACTTGGTAATTTAATAAAAACTACGACTCAGATGGGAATTGATGTCCATCTTTTTTTTGACGCCTCAACCATACTAATCAATCAAAGAGAAACCCTGATTGGACAAGCAATAGATATGAAATCTGAGTGGGTACTTTGGTTAGATAGTGATATGATGTTCCCCCCAACAACTTTATTAAGGTTACTTGCACATAAACAAGATATAGTTGCTTGTAACTATATGAAAAGATCATTTCCATTTAAGTCAGTTGCGTTCACGGATACTAACGATTGGGAAAGTTGGATTCCGTTACAATCCGAAGATAAATTGGTTACAGTTGAGGCTATTGGTATGGGATGTGTTTTAATGAAAACATCAATATTCCAAAAGTTAACTAAACCATATTTTGAATACACCTATCAACCCAAAACCAAAGATTGGGGAGGGGAAGATTTCACTTTATTTAAGAAATTAAACAAACTTGGGTATCAAGTTAAGGTTGACACGAATCTAAGTAATGAGATTTATCATATTGGAACGTATGCGTATGGTAAAAACTTGGAGGCAAACATTCAAAAAAAGAGTAAATAATTTTAATTATTTTCATGATTACAAATCAACCCTATATTGAAAAATACATAACTGCAAATGATGGTGATTTAGTACCATACTTGTGGACTCATGGGGCAACCAAATCCCATTTAGGTGATGGGATGATGGTATATTCTTTGATACAACACATGAGAGCTAAAGTGTGTGTTTGTATTGGTTCAGGTGGAGGGTTCATACCAAGAATAATGACTCAAGCAAGAGTTGATTTACACAATCAAAATATATTTGAAGGTAATCCTGATTATAATTGGGGAGATATTGGTGTTACCTATTTGGTTGACGCATGTAACGGTGTTGGTGGCCCCACCAATGTTGATGATGAAGATTCTTTTTTTAGAAAAAATTTTCATCCTAGATTAATTAAATCAACTTCTGAAGATGCGTATTATAATTTTTTTGTTCGACAAGATATTAAAATTGATTTTTTATTTATTGATGGTGACCACTCGTATGAAGGTGTTAAGAAAGATTTCTATTTGTACTCAAAACTTTTGACTGAAAAAGGTGTTATAGTTTTACATGATACAGATAAAAACTATGAAAAAAGTTTAATTGTCTCTGAAGATTCAAAAAAAGACCATCATTCATTTGATGGGCCTTCTAAACTGGTTGGAGAGTTACAACAAAGTACTGAATGGAACTTGATAAGTTTACATAATTTCCGTATATTAATGGATAAACCATCATCGACTGGTATTACGATAATAAATAAAAAAAATAAAATATGAGAATATTAATCACAGGAGTTGCGGGTCTTTTAGGATCTAGACTTGCTGATTGGGTAATTGAACATAAGTCAGATATTGAAATAATAGGTGTGGATAACTTGAGTGGAGGATACATTGAGAACATACATCCTGACGTAAAATTTTTTAACATTGATTGTAAATCTGATGAATTGTCAGAAATTTTTGAAACCTACAAACCAGACTATGTATATCACCTTGCGGCTTATGCTGCGGAAGGATTGTCTCCATTCATAAGAAAATATAATTATGAAAACAACTTAGTTGCAACTGCAAATGTTATTAATGAATGTATTAAACATGACGTAAAGCGTTTAATTTTCACATCTACTCTTGCAGTATACGGACACGGTTATGGCGGTGTTTTTGATGAAAATCAAATACCAAAACCAATTGACCCGTATGGGGTTGCAAAGTATGGGTGTGAAATGGACATTCAAATTGCAGGTGAACAGCATGGATTAGATTGGTGTATTATTCGTCCACATAATGTTTATGGTATAAAACAAAACATTTGGGATAAGTACCGAAATGTTTTAGGTATTTGGATGTACCAGCATATGACTGGGAAACTAATGACCATTTTTGGTGATGGTGAACAAACTCGAGCATTTTCTTTCATTGATGATTCTCTTGAACCATTGTGGAATGCAGCAGTAAGACCTGAAGCATCAAAGGAGATTATTAACTTGGGAGGGGTGGAAGAAATATCGATTAACGAAGCTTCAAAAATTTTGAGAGAAGTTATAGGTGATGGTGATGTTGTTCACTTAGAGAGTAGACATGAAGTCAAACATTCGATACCAACATTCCAAAAGTCTGTCGACATTTTAGGATTCAAACATGAAACTACATTAAAAGAAGGTTTGACTAAAATGTGGAATTGGGTTCAGAAACAACCAATGAGAGATAGATTTGTTTGGAGTGATTATGAATTAGATAAAGGGATTTATAGTTTTTGGAAAAAATGATAAGATTGGTCACAGTCATTGGACATGGGATTAATTTACTGCCACATTTTATTAAACATTATCAAAAGTATGTCAGTGAGATACAAATTGCTTGCTATAACTCAGATCTACATCCTAACATAAGTGAACAAGTTAAAAACATTATTTCGAAGTATAATAATGTTAGTGTTGTGAAAGAAGTTCATCACCATAATTTTGATTGGGAAATGGTTACCGACTTGTACAATGAGGTAAAGTCGAGACATAAAAATGATTGGTGGATTGTTGCAGACATTGATGAATTCCATTTATATCCCCAAGACAATATTCAAAAGTTAGTTTTGGATTGTGAGAAAAATGGATGGGATATTGTGAGAGGCGGTTTCATCGATAGAATTGGGGAAGGTGGAACTTTCCCTGAAATCAAAGATGATGTTAGTATTTGGAAACAATTTCCTGTCATGGGATTTTTTAGATATCCGATGAGTTATGCATGTCCAAATAAAATTTGTTTGAGTCGAGGATGGGTAACTTTAACACCTGGCCAACATTATGCAAAAGTTGATAACCATACCACTTGGAAGTGGCAAGGTTGGGGTCACCCTTTGATTGCACCTATAAGTACTCATTCTGTTCAAGTCCATCATTTCAAATGGGATATCACATCTATCGAAAGAATAAAAAGAGTTGCAGATACAAATAAAGAATATTCATATTCTGATGAGTATATGAAAATGTATACGGAGTTGGAAAAATCAAATTTTTTAATAGATTTGAATAATGAAGATTTTATGATAGAGTCCTCTTCAGGGTATGATGAGTACAATAGATATAGAAAATGGAATAATTTGATTAATAAAATAGCTTCGATATGACAGAGTTAGACGTAGAAAAAGAAAAATTTTTGTTGGAACAACGAAAAGTTAAAGCCTTAGAAAAAATTGCAAACACTTTAGATGCCCTCACAGTTTGGGTTGAGGAAATTGATAAAAAAGAGTGGGGAGATAGAATCCAATACTATCTTGCAGAATGGCATAAGACGGTAAAAATAGAAGAAGATACAACAGTAGATGAGTAATCACAAGTTAGGAATAATTGTGCCCTATAGGGATAGGTATTTTGATTTGATGAAATTCAAAAGTCATATCACAGAATACCTATCCAAGTCAGATATTAATTATTCCCTAATTATTGTGGAGCAAGATGATGCAAAAAGTTTTAACAGAGGAAAACTGTTAAACATTGGGACAATTTATGCTAAAAAAATGGGTTGTGATTATGTGGTATTTCATGACTTGGATATGTTACCTGAAGAAGTGGATTATTCCTATAGTGATGTGCCACTTCATTTAGCAACCAATCTGATAGGGACTGAAGATTTTAATAGAATTGTTTTTGACCAATATTTTGGAGGGGTGACACTATTCCCAATAAAAACATTTGAGGAGATAAATGGATATTCTAACAATTATTGGGGATGGGGATATGAAGATGATGATTTATTGTACAGGTGTAAAAGTTTCAACATACCATTAGATAGTAAAGAAGTTAGAATAGATGGGGGGGATACTGCGGCATTGAAGTTTAATGGGAAAAACGCTTATGTAAAAGCACCTAATATCTTCGATTTTATTAATACATCAAGTTATAACCCCAATGGAAAAATTACAATATTCGTGTCATTTAGTCCTGAGGATTTGGAGTTAGACACTAATAAAAGTGAGGATATCATGTCTATTTTTTCCATACCAGGATATGATTGTACAATCACCTATAATTCATATCGGAGATATACCTTTCAAATATTCACAGATAACAAAAGAGTTGTTTTTATACACAGTGACATACTTCCAAACTTCAAAACAAATATTACAGTTACAATTGATAGAGATGAAAAAGTATTTTCAATGTATCAAAACGGTAAACTGGTTGATACGAAGAGAATTGGGACTTTCTATGATTATTCAAAAGAACCTAATTTTTATTTAGGTTGTGGTAACCCTCATCGAGAAAAAGATAACAACTTTTTTAAGGGGTCAATTAGTTCTTTTGCGGTTTATAATGATATATTGGATGATGATGAAATTGAAGAAATCTCTAAGAACAAATTTTTTGGGCTCACTCAAAACTTCGGGAATTATAAATCAGATTATAAGTTAATTCTATATTATGATGCAAAATTCATCAAAGGATACCAACTTATTGACTTAAGTGAAAAACGTAATAATGCATGGATTTATAATTGTGAAATAGTTGGATATACATTTGATGAATACAAAGAAATTAAAATCCCTTATCGTAGACCATCAACATTCAAATTATTACCACACGAAGAGAATGGATATGAAAACGGAGGTTGGAAAAATCAAACAACTCGATTCAATCAGTTGAGATATCATAATGAAGTGTTAAATAATAGTGTTAATTTCAAAGATGACGGAATCTCGAATTGCACATTTAGGGAATACGGTAAAAATACTATTGATAACATAATACATATTAACGTTGGAATATGACACCAAAATTAGGAATCTGTATACCATACAGAAATAGAAAAGAACATATCGAAGAATTAATACCTCGATTAACCGAACACTTAAATAGTAAGGGAATCCCCCACACTTTTTACGTTGGTCATCAAGTTGATGATAAATTGTTTAACAGAGGTGCAATGAAAAATATTGCAGCGTATTATGCATTCGAAGATGGATGTGATTATATTGCTTGGCACGATGTTGACATGACACCTCATAATGATGAGTGTGACTATTCGTATCCTGGTGAATACCCAGTTCATATTGCAACTAAATTATCCAAGTATGACTATAAATTAGGGTATGAACAATACTTTGGAGGAGTGATACTTTTTACAAAAAATCAAGTTGAAAAAACGAATGGGTATTCTAATGACTATTGGGATTGGGGACAAGAAGATGATGACTTGTTTTGGAGAGCGTATTTTGAAGGTTTGACCACATATAAAGTTTTCAAAAAGTATGATGACAGGAAAGTTGCGGTTTTTAATGGGGATAATTCATTCTTAGCTCTTCGTACTAATAGAGAAATAAGTTCGTGTCTACATCAAGACCATACCATTTCAATCCTATTTAGTGCTGACCAACAACCATCCAAAGTTCCTATTTGGTTAGTTGGTGATGAGGAAAGACAGTTTATTGAGTATCCTTTAATTAGAAAGGATGGTAGTTTTAATTGGGGGATTTCGTTCAACAACTCGAGGGCGGTTACCTTATTAACTTATGACAGAGATAGTAGACATCATTACAATTATGCTAAGAGGTTCGAAAATCAATGGACATGGGTTACTATAACATATGATTCCGAAAACGGAGATTATTATCTCTATATTAACGATGAGTTGAATTATAACGCTAATGGAGTAAAGGAACATTTACCTTTACACATCGATAATAAGTTAAAAATTCACGATGCGGTAAAACCTTTATTATTAGGATATTGTCCTCACACGAATGCATTACTCAAAGGTAAAATTGCAGAGGTCAAGATTTATGGTAAGTTTATGCAAGATGTAAATCAAATATTCGAGAGTGATGAAGATTTGGTATTACATTATAATTTCGATAAATCTGAAAAAGATCTTATTAATGATTGTGAGTTATACAATAATAATACTACATTTATGACTGAGGATATTGAAGTAAAAGATTTAATATTACCTCACAGAAGGGATTGTTCTTTTGATTGTATATATCACGATGATGAGGGATTCGTAAATGGTAAGTGGGCTAAAGGTGAGACGACTGCAAGAAATGAAAGGAGATTTGTGACTGAAATGCAACAAAACAAAATTAATTACAAAGAAGAAGGATTTAATAAAATATTGGATGTAATTGAATTGGTTGATGTTGATGATTCACTTTATCCAAATACAAAGTTTATAAATGTTAAAATGAAATAATGAAAATAGAGTACGAAAAACCATGGTACTTAAAACCTAATCAAGGAGAGGAACAAACTTGTTTGATTCTTAAAAAAGAATATACGATTAGTTTATCTTTCAGAGTTGGTAAATTTTTTGCACGTGATGAAAAGATAGGGTTCTTCGGTGTACCTGGAAAAAACTTTGGTGTGAGTTATGACTATACCGTCGATTTATTTGTTTTCGAATTTTGGACTAGAGATAACGAAGGAAATCCCGTACATAATTGTTATACATACAACAATGTAAAAGATGGTATGTATGAAAACGAGGCCAACATCACATTAACATACGAAAATGGACAATTCAATTTATATTTTAATTTCAAGTTAATTGACACGATTTCTTTAGAAAATGATTTAATTAATGAGTATGAAGATAAACATGTCTTCATTGGTTGTCATAATATGGATTCGGATGTCATGATGCATAGATGTATGACTGAAATGGATGTTTATCATTTCTCAATATTCAATACTGTGTTATCAATGAGGGAGATGAAACAATTTGTGACCAGAAAGAGTATTAGTGATGATTTAGTTTCAAATAGTTTATTATGTGCCTTCGATTTGAAAGACAATTTAGGGCAAGATTGTGTCATCAATGATGAATACGTGAATAAGTTCTTTTTGTATAATTTGAAGCTTTCCAAAGAACAAGAAAAAAATAAAATATCGACAAACCAATTTGAATCCAATAAGAAAAAATTGGACTCAGTTGGGTGTGGATTTTGTTTAGCTAAGTGGACACAAGTTACTATGCACTTACATAATGGGACAACACATTCTTGTCACCATCCTGAACCTCACAAAGTATCTTTGGAAGAATTGTCTCGTAATCCTACGGCTTTACACAATAGTAAAGTTAAGAAAGTTGCTCGTAGACAAATGCTGGAAAATGAACGACCATCTGAGTGTTCATATTGTTGGAATGTTGAGGATACTTCAAATTCATTTTCAGACAGAGTATTCAAATCTTCTGAACCTTGGTCAGAGCCATATTTCGATGAAATTGCCAAATCTGATTGGAGAGACAACTATAACCCAAAATACGTAGAAGTTAGTTTTTCAAACACTTGTAATTTCAAATGTGCTTATTGTGGACCTGAATATTCATCAAAGTGGATGGAAGAAATTAATGACCACGGTCCATACAAGCTTTCATTTGATTATAATGGTACCAAACGTATGGAAGAACGTAACACTAAGCCATACAAACACTCTGAAGACAATCCTTATGTGAATAGTTTTTGGGAGTGGTTTCCCGAGCTTTACAAGAGCATGGATACATTTAGAATTACGGGTGGAGAACCATTGTTATCTAAAGATACTTGGAAAGTTTTGGATTTTATTTTGGAAAGTGATGAACCAAATCGAAACCTAAAACTTTCGATTAACAGTAATCTCGGAGTTCCTGATAATTTAGTTGATAAATTGATAGATAAGTTACATACAATAATCGAAAATGATTTAGTGAAGGAAATTGTTATTTTCACATCTTGTGATGGGTATGGGATTCAATCTGAATATACAAGATATGGGATGAATTTTGAAAAGTTATTTAACAATATAGATAAAGTATTATTAGCATTACCAAAAGTGACTGTAGTAATTATGTCAACTTTTAATATTTTTAGTGTTTTTTCATATGAATCTTTAATTCGAAAAGTTCATGAGTTCAAAGTTAAGCACTTCAACCCATCAAGATATTGGAGTTCGGCAATAATATTAGATACCTCCTATTTGAGACAACCATCGTTTATGAGTTTTAGATTACTAAAAGGATATATTACTGAAGATTTCTTTGATAGATGGATAAAGTATATGAAGTTTAATTCAACATATAGAAGTTTGAATTTTCATCAAATGCAAGGAGTTGAGGACGTAGGATTTTCAACACAAGAGATTGAAAAAATTTCGAGATTAAGAGATATTTTCATGTCAGATAAAAATTTACCTGATTCAGAGTTGTATCAACAAAAAATTGACCTTTATAATTTTGTTCAACAATATGAATCTCGGAGAGGTTTGAAGGTAAACGAATATTATCCAGAACTAGAACAATTTTTTCAAGAAATTAAAAAATGAGAATTAACTATAAACAACCATACTGGATGAAATTCAAATGGGAAATTGAAGACCATCCTGATGACCAATACGTTACAGAATATAATAAAGTTCTAAATGATAGTTTCGATAATTTTTTTTATGAAGATGAGTTTTCGATACATATTCACTTCAGAATAGAAGAAGAGTATATACTCGACGAAAACTTTATGTTGTTCGGTAAACCAAGTAAAAACATAGGGTTAGTGTATAATCGAACCCAAAACCATTTGTTTTTTATTTTCAAAGTTAAAGATAAGGATGGTCAATTCATAACGATACCAAATACTGAAGTTGATGAACTAAGTGATGGAATACAAATAACAATTGTACGAAAAAAAAATAAGTTTATAGTTTATAAAAATTTTGAAGAAATTGGGTCTCAAGAATTCGAAGGAAACCTATGTAAAAGATATCGAGATACTGCATTATACTTAGGGTGTTCAAGTAATTCACTTGATAATTCTCCTGAAAATAAATGGTATGGAGAAATGGATGTCAAACTATTTTTTATATTGGAAAATAGTTCGAACATCAGTGTGGTTAAAGATTTTGTGGATATGCCAGTATTCAAGTTCCCATCTTATAATGATTATAGAAATTTGTTATGTTATTATGACTTTGATATATCGAATAATTTGGGTATAATTTACGATGAGTCGAGTAATAAAAACTTTTTAGAATTAATAAAATAAATTTTTAATAAAAAACAATGTCAGAACAATTAGCAAATTGGAGAGATAAAAACCTAAATTCTGTAAGTTGCAGTTTTTGCGCAGCCAAATGGTATAATGTAAGTTTACACTTAGGTCACGGATTTACAAATTCTTGTCATCTACCATTACCACATCCAATTGATTTGGAAAAAATAAAAACAAATCCATCTGCATTACACAATACTGATTTCAAAAAAGAAATCAGAAAGATGATGTTAGAAGGTATCAAACCTGCAGAATGTTCATACTGTTGGAAAATTGAAGATATTGGACGAAACAACATTTCCGACCGAGTTTATAAAAGTCAAATTTATACTGAAGAAGAAATTGCGGCATTGAAAGACATTCCTTGGGATGCGGATATTACTCCAAAAACTATTGAGGTTAGTTTTGACCGTACTTGTAATTTCGCGTGTTCGTACTGTAATTCAGGTTATTCCACAACGTGGGGAAAGGACATAAAGAAGAATGGCGCGTATCAAAAATTCAAAACCACTAGTGCTGGCGCGTACTATGCGGATGGTTCTTGGTCCGAAATTTATGGTAAACATAATGAGAATAATCCATATGTTGCGGCATTTTTGGAATGGTGGCCTGAGTTAACAAAAACATTACAAGAAATTAGAGTTACTGGTGGGGAACCTACTATGAGTCATAATTTCTGGCAATTCATGGAAGAAGTGAAAAAATATCCATCACCAAACCTAAGAGTTGCTATTAATTCTAATTTAGGCGTCAGTCAAGAATTTATTGATAAGTTGATAAACGTAACAAATGAAATTGATGTTAAAGAATTTGACATTTATACTAGTAATGAATCATATGGGGTACACGCTGAATACATTAGAGATGGTTTGAAGTATGATGTGTGGAGAAACAACTTGGTTCAAGTCATTGAGAAAGGTAACGTGAGACAAGTTGTTATTATGATGACAATTAATAGTTTGTGTTTGTTTAGTATTACTGAATTTTTGGACGATATGCTGACACTTAAAGCTAAGTATGGATGGAATAAACCTATTGTAGATTTCAACATTCTACGATGGCCGGCATTCATGTCACCACTCACATTACCTGATGATATCAAACATGACCTTCACGGTAAACTATCTATGTGGTGGAGAAAAAACAAAAAAAATCCATTGATTAACATGTACGAAGGAGCTCAAATCCAAAGGTTGGTTGATTATATCGAGGTAGTTAATCGTGGTCATAACACGACCGAGACCGATATGGAAATGCAATTTCACGATTTCAAAAGCTTTTATACTCAATATGATAAAAGAAGAAATAAAAGTTTTGTTGACACATTCCCTGAATTAGAGGAATGGTATAACTCGATTGAAATTGACAAAACCATACCTGATGTAAGAGTGACGGATGGAAGAATTACACATTATGAACCAGGAGAATACATCTCAGATAAAGAGAATTACAATAAGTAAAAATGTATTACAAAGGTACTTTAAGATGGCTCGAACCATTTAATGGTTGGGGTCATCATAATAATTTTTTTGATTATGTAACTCCTGAATTTGGGACCGACACTGGATTATGTAATAGGATTTTACATTGGGAAATTGCGGAATTCATTAATGAAAAAAACAATTTTTCTTATGATATATTGTTACAAGATTTATTTTGGCCCGAACTTGAAGTATTAGATTTACCACATACTCATCCAGTAAAAATGGAAAAGTTTTCATTTGGATTGTATCACCCAATGGAGTTTAATAGACTTAAGTTCCTTACGGTATATGATATTGAAAATATGAAAGTATCGATGACTGAACCTATAACTAAAGAAAGTATCGAGACTGCATTTTTCAATGAAGATTATGGATTTCCAAGAGAGGCTCATTCAGATTTCGGATATTATGATTTGAAAAGGTTACTTAACTTTAGATATAATCCAAATCTTGCAGTTCAGTATCCTATAATTAATTTATTGGAGCGTCCTCTCCAAAAAATAAAAATTAAATATATTTTTATTCAAAATCTTGTAGAAAATCTTACTAAAGGATGTGTGGGAATACACATCAGAAGGCATAATGGTGTTTATGTAAGTGAAGAGGATATATCATCGTTACCCGATGAAAACAGAGAACAATATCGAACATTTATTCAAAAAACTAATTCAGTGCACAACGCATATAAGTTTGTTAGAGATGATGTTTATTTTAGAATTTTTGATAAAATATTAGAGATTAATCCATCACAAAAGTTTTATATTAGTAGCGATTTACCAAAAAAACTTTTAACTCAGTTTTATAAAAAATACTCTGATAATCTTGTCGATAATTCAAATACAATTAAATTAATAAATGAATTTTTAGTTGATAATAACCATGATGTTTATAGGTTAAAGACATTTGGAAACGTGGTTGAAAATATTGTTGATTTATTTTCATTAAGTTATTGTGGTTTTCTGATTAAATCAAATAAATCAACTTGGAGTGAATTCGCTGAAGAGTATCGACATCAACCATCGTTGGATGCAACTGAAGATATTGATAAAATAATTGAAAAATATAATAATATTTTCATAAATGGCGGAATATAAAAATACATTAAGATGGGTTGAGCCATTTGGTGGTTGGGTTAAAACTACTGAAGACACTGGATTATGTAACAGAATTTTCCATTGGGAAGTCGCTCATGAAATTAACAAGAACAATAACTTTGATTACCACATTATATTGGAAGAGAAGTATTGGCCTGAGTATAAATTAATCGAGCTTCCAAAAACTAAATTTTTTACAAATATCGAAGGAGATCCTTATGATTTGGAAAAGTTGAAGTTTATTGCGGTTTATGATACGGTAAACAACGAAATCGACATGGCGGAACCTTTATCTTATGATAAGATTGCCAAAATGTTTGGAGAAGATAGTTGTAAATTAGAAACAGGAGGACATTATTACAGTAATTTTGGATATAAAGAACTAAGTGATTTGTATCCAAAGGAAACTGTTGCTATGATGGATAGACCTCTTAAAGAAATTAAACTTAGATATAAAAGTGTTGAAGAGTCAATAAAGTATCAGGTAAAAGATGCGGTTGGTATACACATAAGAAGAGGTAATGGTATTCCATATGATGAAGATGATTTGAATAGTATCCCCGAAGAAGTCCGAGATAGATATAAGTTAGTAAAAAGAGTTACCAGATATCAATCCGATCATTTCTATTCATTTCACAGAGATGAATTATATTTCAATATAATGGACAATATTCTCGAACTAAATCCAAATCAAAAATTTTACATCAGCTCTGATTTACCTAATGAAATTATGGAATATTTTTATGAGAGATATCGTAATAATTTAATTGACAAGAACAGTATACTGAATATTGTGTATGATTATGTAATTACTGCGGGATTGAAAAAAAGTGAACTCGAGTATGGTAATGTTGTTGAAAATTTAGTTGATTTATTTAGTTTATCTTTCTGTAAGTTTTTGATTAAGGTACCTACATCTACATGGTCTACTTTTGCTGAAAATTATGTAAAAAAAGGAAGTGCATTTGTCACTGATGATTGGAATGAAATAAAAAAGAAATACAAAAAATCATTCCGTAATGTATAAACAATGGCCATTGGGGCAATTACCTGTTGAACTACAAAGACCTGAACTTCAACAAATTAAGGACAAGGGTTATTCTTTCATAAATCCTGCAGAAGTCGTTGATATTTTTGAAAAGAAAGTTGCGGATTTTTGTGGTTCAAAGTTTGCGGTTGCGGTTGATTGTTGTAGTAATGCGATATTCCTTATTCTGAAGTATATTGATAAACCACAGAAAATAAAAATTCCATATTACACATATGTGTCGGTCCCAATGCAGATTTTACATGCAGGATATCAGTTCGAGTTCATTGAAAAACAATGGTCAGGAACATATGATTTGGAACCTTTGAATGTATGGGATGCTGCAGGACGATGGACTAAAGATATGTATACTGGGGGGTTTATGTCGTTATCATTTCAAATAAAAAAAAGGTTACCAATTGGAAGAGGGGGTATGATTTTGTGTGATGACTATGAAGCATACAAATGGTTCAAAAAGGCATGTTATGATGGTAGAGATTTAGATAAGAACTATTTGGACGATGATATTGAAATGTTAGGGTGGCACATGTATATGACACCAGAAGATGCTGCAAGAGGAATCCTTCTCATGGATAATATTTCAGAAGTAAACGAGGATTCTCACAACCACACATCATATAAAGATTTGAGAGATAATAAAATATTCAATGCAATTAAATAAAGAAGTACCCGTCATTCATATTCCCCCAAAGTCGAACAAAACATTAGATTTTGCACAAACTGATAGTGAAGAAAATTTTCTGATATTGAAAGAAAAACTCGGTAAAGATTGGTATTATTATGATAAAGACATTGAATATAAGTATAACTCTTGGGGGTACCGATCGAAAGAATTTTCTGAGTTGAATGATGATTACATTCTAGTTTTAGGATGTTCATTTACAGAGGGAATTGGTTTACACTATGATGATATGTGGTCCACAAAGTTGGCGAATGAATTGAACATGGACGTTTTCAATTTAAGTATTGGAGGATCTGGACCTGACATAGTATTTTATAATACGATTCTTTTTCATAACTTCGTATTAAAAAATGGCAAACTCCCCAAATATGTCGTATATCAATGGACATTCGAAAATAGAACTTCGTATATGTTCTATCACGAATCCAATTTAATTAATCTCGAAACATTTTCGATTTCATATCCTAAAGAAGTTTATCCAAAAAATTATAAAAAGTATTTCGATTGGTACAACGAAGGGTTTGTGGCTAATGAAGGGGAATTAATTAAACAGAGTAATGTTTCAACATTGACATGTCATAATTTATGGAAAACAGTTGGGGTACCTGTTTATCATTGGACATGGGGGGATGATTTTAATTTGAAAAAATCAGAATTATTTCATAACACGGTCGAGGTTGAACAAATACAAGATTGTTTTGAAGTTAAAGGTAGGGATGGGTCACACAATGGCCACCTATCACAAGATATAGTTGTAGATAAAATATTAGAAAAAATAAAAAATGGTTTCAGTTAAAAATGAGTGGGGTAAATTAAGAGAAGTTTTCGTTGGAACAATCGATAATGCAAACATGCCAAAGCATGGGGTTGACCTTCATGCTATAAATTATGCTGACAAAGAAAGTATCCCTTCGAATGAATTAGGTTTTTTCGATGATAAAGTTTATGAAGAAACTCGAGAAGATTTAGACAAATTAGTTAACATCTTAAAAGATTGCGGTGTTAATGTAAAAAGACCTACAACGATAAACACCACCTCAACGATTAGTAATGGGTTTTGGGAAACTGACCAGTATTATACTTTTTGCCCAAGAGATACTGTCACCGTGATTGGGAATACAATTATAGAGGCACCAATGACTTTGAGATCTCGTCAATTTGAAACATATTCATTTAGAGAAGATTTTATAAAGTACATGGAGGGAGGAGCAAGATGGGTTGCGGCACCAAAACCAATGTTGAAAGACGATCTTTATCAAAGGGAAGATTTGTCTAAATTAACTTTGACTGAAAAAGAACCTGTGTTCGATGCTGCAAATATTTTAAGGTCCAACAATGATATTCTTTATCTTGTTAGTAACACTGGAAATAAATTAGGAGCCAAGTGGCTTCAGAATTTGTTGGGTTCAGAATATAAAGTACATGTTTTGGAGAACTTGTATTCATATTCTCATTTGGACTCGACAATAGCGTTGTTGAGAGAGGGACTTTGTCTTTTGAATCCAGCAAGAATTAATGATAATAACATGCCTGAAATGTTGAAATCGTGGGATAAAATTTGGTCCCCTGATATGGTCGATATTGGTTATCATAAAGTTGAAAGAGCTTCTGTGTGGGTAGGGATAAATTTACTCTCGGTAGATGAAAATACTGTAATTTTAGATAACAGACAAACTGAATTGATTAAAGAGTTAAAAAAATATAATATAGATACTTTAGATTGTAATATTAGGCACTCAAGAACATTGGGAGGATCTTTTCATTGCGTTACTACAGAAACATTACGAGATTAATATGAAAATTTTAATAATTGGAGGCGCAGGATATTTGGGGATACCGTTATCTAACAGTTTGAACGACTGTGATGTAACGGTATATGACAAGTTTCTTTACAGTAATATAACATTTTTGAAAAAAAATGTTGAAATAATCCATGATGATGTTTCAAATATAGAAAAACACAAAGAGTTGTTAAATTCGCAAGATGTGGTGGTTTATTTGGCTTCTCCTCGATTATTAGAGTTAACTGACAAGTCACAACTTAAAGAGCCGATTTCTCAATTTGAGAAAACTATCAATCTAATTGAAAATAAAAACACAAGATTTATTTTTACAAGTAGTTGTAGTGTATATGGTAAAAGATTAGATGTGGTTAATGAACAATCGGATACTCAAATTTCGTCGTTATATTCGGAATTGAAAATATCTTGTGAAAATATACTTTTATCTAAAAATAACCCAAAATTCAAAATTGTTCGACTATCAACATTGTATGGGGTAAGTAAATTAAATAGGAATGATGTATTAATTAATAATTTGATTCAAGATATTAAACAAAATAAACCTATTGAAATTTTCGACCCAAAAGCTGAAAGACCCCATTTACATGTAAAAGATTGTGTTAGAATACTCAAAAGCATCATTGAAGGAGATTACAACGACACGATTATTAATGTTGGTAAAAATGAACTGAACATAAATAAAAATGATTTAATTGAAAGAATAAAACAAACAGTTAAACCTGATTTGAATTATGAAGTAATTTACAGTGAAGATAGTCGTTCATACAAAGTAGATTTTTCAAACTTAAGTGCCCATATCCAATTTAACTATATTACATTTGAAGATGGAATACGAGAGTTAATGGAAGATGATAAGATTGAATGTTCTCTCGAAGATTGGGACACTTTATTTGATTATTACAGACCTAATGGCGCGTCAAAATCTTGGTATCTAAAAGAAACTGGACTTTTTGATTATCCTAAAGCATGGGGGGTTTGGAATTTATTTGATATTGAAAATGGAAATAAAGTTTGGGGTGATAATGTTTTAAGGGAAAATATTTTGGTAAACTATGGCGATAACGTAAACTATATAACCAAATCAGATACAGAACATAAAAAACATTTATATCTTATAAATGTTTACGATAACAATTTCTTTCGAAAAAACAAAGATATCGGATTCAAATGTATTTCCGAAAAATATTTGAATGATGTTCGTGAGCACAGAGCGAAGATTGTGATGATTCATCAGTTCGAAGGTTATAGTGGTATGAACATTTATAATAATGATTTGGAAACTATCGATGGTTGGATTAAAGAAGCAAATTTGCCTGATAGTGGAATTCATTATATACATGGAAATTTGTTAGTCGATGAAGTTAGAAAACAAAGAGGTTTAGGATTCCAGTGTCATCCGATATCCATATTTGATTCATGGGTTGATTACAGATTGTTGAAAAATGAAATTGTTGAGTTTGAACCCATTGATGGGAAATATTTTTTATTATCATATAATAGAAATCCTAGACCTCATAGAATACATTTAGTAAATGAGTTAATAAAAAATGATTTGTTCAACATAGGTAAAGTAAGTTTAGGAAAGTTTGAACCTTACGGGGAATACCAAGAGTTATCTGAAATGACTCCAATAGAATTGGATAGAACTTTGGATATAAATTGGGCTGCGAATATTGAATTTTCGGACCATAGATCGACATTTATTTCTTTGGTTACTGAAACATTGATAGACACATCAATTTTATTCATGTCTGAAAAAATCTGGAAACCAATTGTTACTGGACATCCATTTATTGTATTAGGTAATGTCAATACATTATCTTATTTGAAAGAACAAGGGTATAAAACTTTTGATAAGTGGATAGATGAAAGTTATGATTTAGAACATGACCATCACAAAAAAATTGATATGATTATACAAGAGTTAAATAAATTCAAAACTAAAAGTATTGAAGAGTTGAAAACTATACGTGAAGAAATGCGTGAAGTTTGTTTGTATAACAGAATGAAATTTGTGGAAATAATAAAAAATAAATATGATTATGATGGACACGGTTGGTCAAATAATAAAAAACCAATCGAAGAAATATTAATAAAAATTTGGAAAGGTATATGAATTTTGTATTCGAGGATTTAGAACAAAGTCGAAATTTTGTTGAAAACTGGGTCACAAATAAAGCTGGGTCAGATAGATTTACTGTAGCTCCATTATACAATAGAATGGTTTGCTTACGGGGATTAAATGAAAATTATAAAGATACCTTTTTAGAATTTTCAATGAAGAATAAACCCGATAAATACATTATACCTGTCGGGGTAAATAATGATCCTGAAATGTGGGCAGGAGGAAAGTATTCACCTGACAGCTCTGTCCAAAGTTTTTTTGAATTTTTGAGTGAAACATATCTTCGAGATTTACAAATTGGGAATGCGTATTTACTGATTGATTCAAGTTTTGAGGGTTACCATTGTGATTGGATTTTCGATTTTTTTCATAACGAATGTAGGGATTATAATATCTCTCCTAATCAAATATTTTTTGTGACAGGTAATTCAATTGTTGAAGACAGATATAACATGTGGTTAGAACAAAATCCGCAATATATCAAAATTCATGTTCTTCCTTATTCTCATTTTGAAAGTGATGTGTTTGGGGAAATCAGACATCTTCGATGGGAAAATACGCCACTTAAAACATATGAAGAACATTTGGAATATAAGACAAGTAACTTCAACAACATCAAGTTATTCAACAATCTAAACAAAAAACCTAGAGAGCATCGAATTTGGTTCTTTGTAAAACTATATCAACATAATTTGTTAGAAGAAGGTCTGATAAGTATGAATAAGTTCGCACCTCACCAAAGAGAATATTGTGGGATGGAAATTGACCAAAATATTTTCTCTGAAGTACAAAATATTTTACCTTGTGATTTGTATGGTAAATCAAATGAGTTGTTGGACACTGGATATTATATAAGAAGAATATACGAACAACCTCATTTGGATAGTTGGATATCTGTTATTAGTGAGGCGCAATTTGAGGATTCGCAGGGTACTGTATTTCTTAGTGAAAAAATGTTCAAACCTATTTCATGTTATCATCCATTTATTGTGATGGGTAACAAAAATAGTTTGCACGAAATGAAGAAACTTGGTTACGAAACTTTTTCTAAATGGATTGATGAGAGTTATGATTCTTTATCCGACAATAAGAGAATGGATGCGATTATCGAAAGTTTGAAACAATTTGATAAAGAAAAAAATAAGTTAAACATATACAAAGATATGGAAAATGTTTTGAAACATAATTATAATACTTTAGAACATAATGCTTCGAAAAAAACACCATACGCTTTTAATATTGTAGAGCAAATATTTGGAAAAGACCTTAATGAATATGAACGACAAAACAAAAAATTAATATAATATTATAGTTGATTATCTGATGGTTTTTTTAGTGGATTTGTCAACAATTTTTATCTAAATTTACCACTAACGTATCAACAGTATATTGGTACAAATCGTGAACAAAGTTATTTATGAAAATTGGATTTATAGGTATTGGTAAATTGGGGAAAGATGCCGCTGAAGTTATGGCGTGCCATCATGATGTGATAGGTTTTGACGTTGTGAATGTAACTCCATCAAACTTTACTATGGTTGATAGTATAAAAGAAGTATGTCAAGAAAGAGAAATAATTTTCGTGGCAGTTCCAACTCCTCATCATCCTGATTATGATGGGCGCTTTCCAACCTCTCATTTACCAAATAAAGATTTTGATTATTCCATTGTGAAGAATGTTTTAAGTGAGGTCAATCAATATGCCACTAGAGACCAACTTGTAGTCTTGATATCAACTGTGTTACCTGGAACGATACGACGTGAATTTATTCCACTTTGTAATAATTTTAGATTTATTTATAATCCTTATTTGATTGCCATGGGAACGGTAAAATTCGACATGGTTAATCCTGAAATGATTATCATTGGTACTGAAGATGGGTCAGTGACGGGTGATGCTAAAATATTAATTGATTTTTATGATAGTTTAGTTAATAAAACAACACGATGTGAAGTTGGAACATGGGACGAAGCTGAAGCAATAAAGATATTTTATAATACATTTATATCAACAAAAGTGGCTTTGGTTAATATGATTCAAGACGTTGCGGAAAAAAATGGTAATATGAATGTTGATGTTGTCACCGGAGCTCTTGAAAGAAGCACTCATAGGATATTAGGGCCTGCATATATGAAGGCCGGAATGGGAGACGGAGGAGGATGTCATCCAAGAGATAATATTGCTTTAAGATATATGTCTGAAAAGTTAGGATTAGGTTATGACTTGTTTGACTCTATAATGCAAGCGAGAGAAGTCCAAGCTAAAAATATGGCTTCTCGTTTAGTTGAACTGGCAAAACAACATGATTTACCTGTGGTAATTTTAGGAAAATCTTATAAACCTGATGTCGAATATTTGGATGGGTCGTCATCAATTTTGGTCTCTCACTACATTAATGAGATGGGAGTTGAAGTATCTTTCGATATTAAAACTCCAATTACGGCTGTATACTTGTTGGCACATTTTGATAAATTTCATAGTTATCCATTTCCTAAAGGTTCAGTTATAGTTGATCCATGGAGAAAATATGAATCTGATGAAAATTTAGTTATTCATTATGGAGATACTAGAATAAAAAATATGAAACTATAATCATGGTAGAAAAGACAATCAATTTGGTATATGAATCTTGGAATGGGGATGAACCTGTTGCAAATGGAATGAGTAGTTTCAGTCAGTTTTATTTTTTTGATGCAAGAAATTTTTTTGAAACACATATTATGGAACCAACTGGTCGTAAAGATCATCTTGAACGTAAGTTATCCTTAAAAGTGTGTAATCTTGATGATGTTAGAAAGAATCCAAATGAAAAGTTTTTTCTTGTTATTGGAAGTGCCTTTTTATCCTCAAAAATAATTTCAGAAAACAACTGGAATTTTTTTGTTTTAGATGAGACATTGGAAGCAATCCGGCAATGTAATAATTTGTTTTTGATTATAACAATGGAACACGAACCGGCATGTGATGTAGAAATTAAATGTACTAAAGAACTTCTCAGGGAAAATGGAATTTCTACAGATAAATTCTATTATGTTACTAACAATTCCTTGAGCGACTATTTGAGTCAAAAATATGATGTCAATGCCAAAAAAATAAATTTCATTGATTATTCATCAACATATGCTCTGACTGAAGTCACTGACGTACGATTTGTGGAAAATAAAACAGGTAAATTTTTCATGTCTAGAAATAAGACGGCTAAACCTCATAGGTTAAATTTGTTATTTCATTTGATGATTAATGATGTTCTTGATGATGTAAATTATTCTAAATTATTCACTTACCCCGAGGATGATGTTATGCCGTATTATTTGTCTTTTGAAGAAGAGTATATATGGAGTAATGTTGATTTAATAAAGACATTCAACCGACTTATCAAGGAGGATGATTATGAAAATGGTAAAGAATATTATGATTATAAAAATTACGGATTTACTGGTTTTCACAACAACAAAAATTCATGTCTTCACTACCCTGAAATTAGTGAAAGTTATGAGAATTCTTACGTTAACATAATTTCGGAAAGCGCATTCGAATCTCAAACTTTTTTCCCTAATGTTGTCCACACAACCGAAAAATCTTTCAGACCATTTTATTATTATCAAATTCCGTTAATTTTAGCGACGCCTAATCACATAAAGAAACTGAAAGAGAAATATGACTTTGATTTTTTTGAAGACATAATAGACCATTCATACGATAGTGAATTAAATGATAAAAAAAGATTTTTAATGTTCATTGACGAAATTAAGAGAATAAATGACCGAAAGGAAGAAATTCGAATTTTTTACAGAAATAATCGAGAAAGGTTCGAATTAAACAGAAAAAAGTTACTTGATATTGCTTTGGATAAAACACAAGATTTTGATTTATTTTGGAATTTGATATGAAAAAATTACATTTATTTGGAGATAGCTTTACTCAAGGTCATTTACTCGATGATAGTTTTCCTCGTTATCATGACTGGAGAGATTATAGGGGTGGTCAGTTACCTCTTTGTTGGGGGGATTTGTTGTCGAACCGACTTGGCATGGAAATGAGGAATCATGCTGTGGCAGGAATGTCAAACACAGAAATTTTTCAAACTTTCTGTCGTCATTCTGATGAGATTGAAATTGGAGATATGGTAATTATTAATTGGACCTATCCTCAAAGATTTAGGTGGGCGTATTATTATGGACCTCAAAATCTATATCAATGGAAAAGATTAAGTGCTAATCCTGAAGATGGTACTTATATTTCAGAATCCACTAGACAAGACATTGCGGTGAATAAAACTTTACCTCCATACATTGATGAGGTTTATGAACAAGAGAAATTAATCACTCAATTTTCTAAGTCCAAAGGTTTTAGATTGTTCTTTTGGTCTGCAGATATTGATATAATTAACAATTTACCTCCAGAAAAATTAAATAATGACTTATACTTACTTCACGAAGAAATTGGAAGTTTGCCAGTGGACATAAGACCTGAAATAAACAATCATAGTTTTGTGCGTATGGGAATGAAAAGAACAATTTTTGATGTGTTCTTTAATAATGGTGCTACCACAATTTTTGATGAAACAAATAGAGTTGTTGGAGATGGTCATTTAGGTGAAAATGGTCATGTCATACAATATGAAATGTTTTATAAATACATTACAAAAAATAACTTAATATGAGTAAAAAAACTTTATGGGTATTTGGATGTAGTTTTACTGCAGAATATCATCCAGTAGGAGATGTTAATCACAGAAGTAATTATGATGATTACAAAGATTGGAGAGGTGGGAATTTACCAAAAGTTTGGCCGACAGTACTCGGTGAAATGATGAATTACGATGTTAAAAACTGTGGGGAGGGAGGAGCTGCTAACCAAACCATTTTTTGGAAATTCATTGACGAACATAAAAATTTTCAAAAGGGAGACTTAGTAATTATTGGATGGACATCTCTTTTAAGGTTTGTGGCATATAATGAAAGAGATGGACATATGAATAACATATTGCCATCGTTCATTAATACTAATGGAACTCATATTTTTTCTGATGATACCTTGATAGAAGTTTTTAATAATAGATCACATCCTGCTTGGAATTCAGAACTTTGGAACTGGGTATCTTTAATTAATACCTTTTGTATTCGAAGTGATGTTAAAATTTTACATTGGAATTCTGATGGTGCATTTTTTCATGATGATTATATTAATAAAGATGAAGTTGGTAGTTTCATAACAACTCCCGATGGTAACTTTGATGTTTTTGAGTTTGCAAGAAGATTATATTCCGATGGAAAACATACAATGGAGCATGAAACTTCAGGTGAAGTAAAGGACTTACATAGTGGAGAGTTGGGTCATCTATCACATGCAAAATACTTTTATGAGTTTATCAAAAAAAGAGAAAATTTAATATGAAACTAATATGTTTCGGTGATAGTTGGACTGCAGGTCATGGAATTGAAACCGATTCTAAGTATAAAGAAGTCGCACATCCTGAAAAATTTATAACAAATTTACGAAATCAAAATTCTTGGCCAAGGTGGGTTGCTCAAAAATTAGATTGTTTGTATGTAAATTGTGGTGTTTGTGGATATGGAAACGAGTATATCTTAAAAGAAGTTGAAGAGTCATTTAACTATGGATTCATTGAACCAAATGATATTATTATTGTAATGTTTTCTTACCCGTACAGATATACTGCAGATACTTACAATGTCATTGAGATTTATAACAAATTAGAATCTAAACTTCAAAACCATATACACTTCTATTTTAATTCTTTTTATCCCACATTTCTGGATGAAGATTTTGAGGTGGGGCAACTACCGAAGTATTTTATTAATCCTGAAGAATGTCTTTCAGATTTTCTCAATTTTTATGAGAGACAGAATGATATTTCTGTTTGGGAGTATAATAGCCGAAAAGTTTGGGACGATAAAGAAAACATGTTCAAAGGGGATTATCATCCTAATGAGTTTGGGTACCGAATTATTGGGGATTACATTTATCACAAAATCCAAGAATTTTTATGACAGAACAATACGATTTATTAAATGATTATTTGGTCAAATTCACAGAAAAAACTAAAAATTTTCACCCCAAACTGAAAAAAAATTCGGAGTTTAATTCAATTATTATTGAGAATAGGACTGTTATTAATTTCGAACAAATACTAAAAAACCACATTTATTTTTTGAATAAAGGAAATCGAAATGTAAAATGGGGATTACAAATTTTTCATAGTGAGAGTAATGAAAACTATATAAAGAATATTGTCAAAGATTGGAGTAATGTTGTCCTAACGAAATTAGACATCGAAGACCTCGACAAAAAAACTCATACGGAATTATTGAAAACTATTGAATTCTGGGAAATGGTTAAGGGGGAAACTATACTTAATTTTCAAATAGATTCTTTGTTATTGAGAGATAATATAGATGATTTTTTGGAATATGACTTTATTGGTGCTCCGTGGACGTTTCCAAAAGAAGGAAAGTTTGTTGGTAATGGTGGATTGTCCATCCGAAAAAAATCAAAAACAATTGAATATTTGAAAAACAATGATTACGAAGAAGACATTTGGGAAGATATTTTTTTCATAAAAAACTTGAATGATGAGGAATTGCCCGACATATTGACTGCGATGCAATTTAGTGTTGAAGATATTTTTTACCCTTATCCTGTTGGGTTACATAATCCTGTGAAAATACCCATACCGCTTCTCAAATTAATATTGGACAATTCTTTGACTTCGATTGAATAACATTTATTTTTATTATTATGGGAAAAAATTATAAATGGCCATTAATAAATGATAATGTTTCTGATGAAGACAGACGTGTACTTTCCGAATTTATTCTTTCAAATCAGAGGCTCACAAACGGTGATAAAGTAAAAGAGTTTGAAAATATTTGGAGTAATTGGTTGGGGGTAAAACATAGTACTATGTTGAACTCAGGAAACTCCGGTAATTTTGTTTCAATTGCAATTGTAAAACATCTTAAAGGTATCGGTGAAGTTATTGTTCCTCCATTAGGCTGGGTTTCAGATATTTCGTCAGTCGTTCAATTAGGAATGACACCGGTATTTGTGGACATCTCTTTAGATAGATTATCAATTACCGTAGAAAATATCAAAAGAGCCATCACAAAAAAAACAAAGGCAATAGTACTTGTACATTGTTTGGGATTCAATGCTATAAACGAAGAGATTATCAAAATCGCTAAAGAAAATGATATTCTTTTAATTGAGGATTGTTGTGAGGCACATGGTGCGACATATGGAGAACAGAAGGTTGGAAGTTTCGGGGACATATCAATTTTTTCATATTATTTCGGTCACCATATTACAACTGTAGAAGGTGGAATGATTTGTACTAATAATCCAGAAATACACGAACTCTGTAGGTTATTCAGGTCTCATGGTATGACGAGAGAAGGTTCGGAAGAAACTCAAAATTTTTATAGAAATAATTATAAGGATTTGAATCCACTTTTCACTTTTGCAGTTGCAGGATTCAACATGAGAAGCACTGAAATAAATGCGGTACTTGGTATTGAACAGATGAAACGAATTGATTTTAATATTGAAAAACGTAAACATAACCTATCAGTTTGGTTAGAAAATTTAGATAAAAAAAAATATTATACTGAGTTTATTGTTGAAGGTAATAGTAGTTTTGCACTACCTCTGATAATAAAACCTGAGTATCAACACAGATTTCATATCAATGACGATTTCGATAGCGTTTGTGACATTCTCGATTTTTATGGTGTGGAATATAGATTAGGAACTGCTGGTGGTGGAAATCAGGCCAACCAACCATATTTAGATAGTTTTCCATTTAAGGTTGTTGGGGATTTGGACTTTGTGAATTATGTTCATAATAATTCATTGTACATTGGAAATCATACGGATGTAACGGATGACGAAATTATAAATTTAGTAAAAAGATTGAATGATGTTTAATAACCAAAAAGTATTAGTAACAGGTGGCGCCGGGATGATTGGGAGACAACTTGTTAAAAAGTTAGTATTAAGAGGTGCCAAAGTCACTATTGCGGATTTGACAGAACCAGAACACTTACCCTTCAATGTTGATTTTGTCAAGACTGACTTGAGAAATTTTAATAGTTGTTTAGAAGTATGTAAGGGAAAAGATTATGTTTTCCATTTAGCGGGTGTTAAGGGGTCTCCACAGATGTGTATGAATCAACCAGTTGATTTTATGGTCCCTATGTTGCAGTTCAATACTAACATGACTCAAGCTGCATTTGAATCTGATGTCAAATGGTATTTGTTCACAAGTTCAGTTGGAGTTTATGCTCCGTCTGAAATTTTTTATGAAGAAAGTGTTTGGGGTAGTTTTCCTTCACCTAACGACATTTATGCGGGGTGGGCGAAAAGAATTGGAGAATTACAAACTGAAACCTATAAAAAACAATACGGGTGGGATAGGATATCAATAGTTAGACCTGCAAACGTTTATGGACCATATGACAACTTTAATCCTGCTAATGCGATGGTTGTACCTTCATTGATACGTAAAGCTCAGGAAAACGATGTTTTAGACGTTTTTGGAGATGGGTCTCCAATTCGTGATTTTATTTATGCTGAAGATGTCGCTGAAGGTATGATTTTTACGGTTGAAAATAAAATTACTGAACCTGTTAACTTGGGTTCGGGAGAAGGTAATTCAATTAAAGAACTTGTTGAATTAGTCATCAAACATTCAGGAAAAGACATTGATGTTAAGTGGTATACCGATGTACCGAGTGGTGATAAACAAAGATTGATGAGTATGAATAAGATGAATAAATATGGGTTCAAAAGTCATACTTCATTGGAAGAGGGTGTTAAAAAAACTACAGAGTGGTTTTTGAATAATAAAGATATTTTAGATAAACGATATAATCCTTTTATTAACCATTAGTATGAGTGAATTCTTCAAAGATAAAAAGGTTGTGGTAACTGGTGGATCCGGATTCATCGGTACTCATTATTTAATTGAACTTGTCAAACAAGGTGCAAAAGTTATTACTCATACTCACAAATCTCCATTACAATATACGCATGAGAGTATCATTGTTCATGAAAATTTAGACCTAACAAAGTTAGAAGATTGTTTCAAGCTTGTTGAAGGTTGTGATTATGTAATTCATTGTGCGGGACAAATTGCTCATCCTTCCACAGTACCAACTGATGTACAAATTTCATTGAAACAAATCCAAATAATTGGAAATGTATTGGAAGCATCGTACAAATCAAAAGTAAAAAAATTTTTAGATCTTAATAGTTCTACAGGATATCCTGACATCAGAAGACCACTAACCGAAGATGAGTTTTGGGTGGATGAACCTTATAAATCTTACTATGGATATGGATGGATGAGGAGATATCGGGAAAAGTTGATGGAACACGTATCACGTTTGGGGGATATGAAAATCTGTATTGCAAGAGGTACTGCAATATTCGGGCCTTACGATAACTTTGATTTGAAAACTTGTCACGTGGTTCCTGCACTGATAAAAAGGTTGTTAAGTGGGGAAAATCCTTTTGTTGTGTGGGGTACATCTGACGTTGTTAGAGATTTTCTATACGTCAAAGACGTGGTTAATGGTGGACTTTTAATTCTTGAAAAAGGAGAATCAATGAGACCTTATAATTTAGGATATGGAGGCGGAATAACTATCGGTAAAATTGTTGATACGATAGTAAAAGTAAGTGGATTAACTCCTGAAGTTACATGGGATGAATCAAAACCAACAACAATCCCATTCCGTGCTGTGAGTACTGATAGAATACAAACAGAACTCGGGTTTATTCCTAATTACACTTTTGAACGAGGTATAACTGAAACTATTGAATGGTATAAAAATCATGGTCGATTATAGGTTTCATAAAAGTGTTTTATTAATTAATCCTTCGGGTGGTTTCACGAACGTTGATGAGATTTCTGATTTAATCGATAGAATAAAACCTGAAAGTCATGCAATACTTTGGCATCCTTGGGAGGCTTTTGATGAACGATTTATGAGTTACCTTGAATATGATTACGATATCAATCCGAATCATCGAAAGGATTTTCAGCATCTCGAAAATACTTTGATAAAAAACAATGTCAAGTTATATCTTCTTGTTGGTTGTGATTATAGTAATGCATATGTGAATATTAAAACTAATCCAATCAAAAATTTTGAAGTATTATTTTGGCCAACTGCGTTACTCCATTATACATTTTATGGTATGGCTCAAGCTTATGGTATGGAACCTTCAAAGTTATTCAATCGATATAGACCAATCGACAAACTTTATCTTAATCTCAACAACCATGCAAGAAATCATCGTGCAATGTTATTGGATTACTTGTGTAAATTTGATTTATTTAATTATGGAATAAACACATGGCAGCACAAAGAATCTCAAGGGTGGAACTTCAAATATTTTCAAGCACGACAATTAACCTATGATGAGTTTTATGATAAGCCTGCTGACATGCCACAACGATATTTTTCGGAAAAATTATATAATACTCCCAATTTAATTGATATTGTTGGAGAAACGTACCCATACCATTCATTCAATCATGTAATTCCTGAGTTAACTAAAGAATACATGTTTCATACCGAAAAAACTTTCAAGAGTATTTTGTTTGGTAAACCATTTTTGGTTTTGGGTGCACGAGGTCAAAATTTGAATTTATCAAAATATGGATTTTCTTTGTATGGTAATATATTTGATTATCGATTTGATGATGCAAATTCAATACCTTTGAGATGTTTGGGAATTATCGATAATCTTTATGCAATAAAAAACAAAGATTTTGGACAAGTTCGAAATGAAGTCATTGATTTGTCAAGGTCTAATATTGACACAGCAACTGCAATTGTTTATAATGATGAGTATATTCCGAGTCAACTGAAAACCCTAATCAAAGAAAATAAAGATGAATATAAAATTTTACTTAGGGACTTCGATAATAATTATGCAGAACCATTTGGATTACCTGATAAATGGAGTTTAACTGAAAACATTTTCAAAGGCATATATCAATGAATGTATTAATAACAGGTGTTTTAGGGATGGTTGGGTCCCACATGGTTGATTTTTTATTAGAAAAACCAGAAGTAAAAATCTACGGTTTTTGTAGATGGAACGAACCAATGGATAATATTGAACACCTAACCGAAATTATCAACAACACAGATAGGGTAAAGTTAATCTATGGTGATTTGAATGATTTCAGTTCAATTCTTAATGCCATAGATGTTTCAAAACCTGATTATGTTTTTCACTTAGGGGCTCAGTCCTATCCACAAACTAGTTTTGATTCTCCTATCGAAACATTACAAACTAACATAATTGGAACCGCTAATTTATTAGAGGCGTTAAGGAAATCACCATACAAAAATGCTTATGTACATGTTTGTGCGTCAAGTGAGATATTTGGGAGGGTTTCCAAAGAACAACTACCAATAAATGAAGAATGTACATTACATCCGGCATCACCATATGCAATTTCCAAAGTCGGAACAGATTTAATTGGTAGATATTATGGTGAGGCTTATCAAATGATGGTAATGACTACTAGAATGTTTACCCATACAGGTCCGAGAAGGGGTGATGTATTTCATGAATCTACATTTGCAAAACAAATTGCGATGATTGAATATGGAATTCAAGAGCCCAAGATATTTGTGGGTAATTTAGATTCTTTACGAACTTATGCTGATGTTAGGGATGCGGTAAGAGCATATTGGATGTTACTTAGTGTAAACCCATCGCCAGGTGCATATTATAATATAGGAGGGACGTATACTTGTAAGGTTGGAGATACCTTAAATTATCTTATATCTAAATCTCATATGCGTAATCATATTGAAGTCGTTGTTGACCAAAATAGGTTACGACCAATAGATGCTGATTTACAAGTACCTGATACAACTAAGTTTAGAGAAATGACTGGTTGGGAGCCAAAAATATCTTATAATCAAACAATGGATGACTTGTTAGATTATTGGAGAGAAAAAATAAATAAAGGACGAAAATTTTTGAATAGATAATATGGAGAAAAGAAAATACTTACCCACCTTAGCGGAATTAATTGATAGAATGAGCATTTCACAACTCAAAGAAGTTTTTATTCCTGAACACAAAGAGGAATATTCGCAAGAGATTAGAGATATTAAACACGATATTGATTTGATACTTCAAGAAAATAAAGGAATTGTTGATGCTGAGACGATTCGTGCAATTGTTGTTTTGGCACAAACAAACTTACATATTTGGCACAATGAGTCCAATTACCGTAAAGGTATTAAGGAGGGTAACAACTTGGAGTTGACTCATGGATTAAATGGTGTACGAAATACTGCTAAAAATAAGATACAAGAAATTGTAGGTGGTAGAAAAGATTATAAAACAGATTGTTTGGCCGCGGAGTTCAAGGATTGGGGTATAAGTTGGAAATAAATGATAGAGAGAGTTAAAGAGGAATTAACTGAAAAGGGGTACTCGGTAATTGATAATTTTTTACCGAAAGATTTTGCTGCCAAATTGAATGAGTTGTTTTCACAAGAAATAAATTGGGATAAAATTTCACAAGAAAGAGAAAATCATTATTCACATGTATTCAAAACTAATTCATCTACATTACCTAGTGAAAATGAAGTATACACTTCAAGTTTTAGTAGGTCACCGAATTTAGAAAAAGATGAATATATTTTGGAAATCTTCAATCAGTATTTTTTAGAAACCCTCAAAAAAGTATCACCGTTCATGTTAAATGAGTTCGATATCAGATGTTATAAACTCGATAGTGAAGACCATTATCGATTACACATGGACGATTATGCAGGAAAGATTAACTTAATTTATTATGTTAATAAAGAATGGATTTGGGATTGGGGTGGAATTTTGAACATTTGTTCGGAAGAGGACGAAGATTTTAATGAACAAATTTTCCCTAAATACAACAGAGTTGTCTTATTAAATAATAAAATATTCAGACAACCACACTTTGTAAGTGCGGTTCAAAAATACGCTAATAATCCAAGATTTACAATAGTATCATTCAATAAATAAAAATGATAAAAAATTTAGAACAGTATCCAATAGTTAGAGAACACAACTGGAATGAAGAAGAACTTATTCATTTTGAAAATAAAATAGTTGGAAGTTGGGAAACTGGTAAAATACGAGGTCCTGTGCATTTGAGTGGAGGAAATGAAAAACATCTTATTGAAATCTTCAAAAGAATTTCAGAGAATGATTGGGTATTTTCTACATGGAGGTCTCATTATCACGCTTTACTTAAAGGAGTATCACCTAATTGGTTAGAGTTAGAAATTTTGGATGGAAGGTCAATTAGTATCATCAATAGAGAAAAAAAATTCTATAGTTCTGCGATTGTTGGCGGAATAATTCCAATCGCAACTGGTGTTGCAATGTCCAATAAACGGGATAATAAGAGTGAAATTGTTTGGTGTTTTATTGGGGATATGACTTTTGAGACAGGTACTTTTATGGAAAACTACAAATACATAAAAAACTTTGAATTACCTGTTAGATTTGTTGTTGAAGATAATGGAGTTTCTACAAATACTCCAACAATCGAAACATGGGGTAAAAAATTAGAGGTCCCGAATGATGTGGTCTATTATGAATATGAAAAACAATGGCCTCATTATGGAACAGGTAAGTGGGTTGTATTTTAATTGAAGATTATGAAGTATTTTAATTTATTGTTTGATAGTAATATCGAAAACGAAAAGGAACATATTTTTAACACTTTGACCGCTAACAAAGTTGACGGGATTAAAATGATTGATATTAATAATTTTGAGATTGACTCCGAACAAAAATATTATTCATTTACAATAACAGGGACTTATATGGAAAATTTTCAATCACTTCCTGCTTCCTCAAAAGTAAAAGAGTTAATGAAATTGTACTCCAATTGCTTTCTTGTTATTTTAGCCGAACATGAGTCCGATAATGGAAACATAATAAAACTTATTGAAAAATATTGTAATGAAGAATCGATTAATTCGAATCAGGTAATCGCAATCAATGGGAATCAGAAAATTAAAAAATTAATCAATGAGTTAAATAGCGAAGTTGTTGGACATACTTCAAATAGATTACCTTATGTGGCGGTCGAAGGAATGACCTCATTCAAGTACGAATTTCAAAAAGACAAAGAATCATTTTTTATGTGCTATAACAGAATGTTAAAACCACATAGAGTGTCTCTGTTGGCGTTACTGAAAAGAGAAGGGATATTAGATGAAGTTGATTGGACAATGTTACGTGGTAATGAATTGAATGAACGATTTTCCGATCCAAATGGAACACCATCATTCAATTTATTTTTTGAAGTTTTTGATAGGGACGATTTCGAAGAATATTATAATGAGATATTGTTTCTTCAAAAATCAGGAATTAAAAAAAGTAGGTTCGAAGAAGAATATAGAGTTGACCAACCACCTTACTTCATTGACTTTTATAAAACATATGAAATGAATCCTTATAGAAATTCATATGTTAATATTGTTACTGAAACTGGTTACATATCTACAGATGTAATTCATATTACTGAAAAATCATTGATACCAATTTATTATTCTCAAATTCCTTTGATATTGGCTAATTTTGAACATAATAAGTTCTTGAAAGAAAGATATGATTTTGATTTGTTTGAGGATATTATTGATTATTCTTATGACAGTGAAAAAGACCCGAGAAAACGACTTTTTATGTTTGTTGATGAAGTGAAAAGATTAAATTCTATCAAAGACGAAATAATTAATTTTTATAAAAAAAATCAGGAAAGATTTGAACTTAATAAGAAAAAAGTTACTTGTATATTACAAGATGATACCGATTACAAGTTTTTCAAAAGTTTAATATAATGGAATACAAAAACTCATTAACAATCGCAATGACAAAGTTAGGGAAAATGGATAATACTATTTTTCTTGGGCAACAAATATTATTTCCTGGGAACCCTATGAGTTCAACTTTGGTTGATGTTCCAAAAGAAAAAATGATTGAATTACCGGTGATGGAAGATTCTCAAATGGGAATGTCTTTGGGTATGGCAATGACAGGGAAATTTGTGATTACATTTTATCCGAGATGGGACTTTTTGATTTGTGCTGCTAATCAATTAATAAACCATGTTGACAAGATGGATTTAATGAGTAATGGTCAGTGGAAACCAAATATGATTATTAGAGTCGGTAAGGGATCGGAAATACCTTTGAATCCAGGTCCTCAACACAGAAATAATTATTTCAAAGAGTTTCAGTCAATAACTCAAACAATAAAATTCTTTGATTGTTTGACTGCGGATGATATTAAAAACGCTTATGACCACGCGATAAATGAGGGGGGGATAACCTTAATTAATGAATATCCCGAAAAATACGATTCATAATGTACGTACTTGGCATTTCATCTTTTTATCACGATTCATCCGCCTGTCTATTCAAAGACGGGGAGTTGGTGTTTGCTTGTGAAGAAGAAAAATTTACGGGGATTAAACACGATAGTTCTTTTCCAATTAATACAATCGAATACATCTTTAGTCATTATAGTATAACTTATGATGATATTGAAATGGTTTGTTATTATGAAGACCTCAATCTAAAACTAAAAAGAGTACTGAGTAACATCAAGAAAAACTTTTTTATATCACCGAAATATTCTTTGAAATCTTTAGTTAAAATCTTAAAAAATATCTCAGATGTAAATAAACATTTGAGGCCATTTAAGGGAAGAGTATTTTACTCCGAACACCATTTGGCTCATCAGTATTATTCTTTTTTCACTTCCGATTTTGAAAGGGCAATCTGTTTGTCTATTGATGGTGTGGGTGAAATTGACACATTATCTTTTGGTTTGGCGGATGATGGTGGAATTGAATATCATGATTTGGGGGAATATCCTCATTCATTGGGGCTTTATTATTCTACAATGACTTCGTATTTGGGGTTCAAACCAAATGAAGGAGAATATAAATTAATGGGATTAGCATCATACGGAGACCCTCAAGAGTATATTGAAAAAGTTAGAAGTTTAATAGAATTCAAAGATGGAGAATTAATCTGTGATATGAATGTTTTTTGTTGGGATAAGTCAGAAAAATTGATGTTCAACGAAAAATTGATAGAACATTTAGGTATTTCACCAAGATTAACTGAAGAAGAAATTACTATAATTCATCAAAATTTAGCGGCGGCAGTTCAACTAAGATACGAAGAAGTTTTATTCGATATTATTAAAAGTTTGAAAAATCTTGGTAGTCATAATCTTTGCTTAGGAGGTGGTTCGGCGTACAATGGTACTGCGAATGGGAAGATAGTTTCCAATTCAAATTTTGAAAAAATATGGATACCTGTTGCACCATCTGATGCAGGGTCTTGTGTTGGTGCTTGTATCCATTACCTTGTACAAAATAAAAAATTAAATAAAAGAGTAACTAAGAATCCTTTTTTGGGGCCAAAGTACGATGTTGAATTTTATTTGGGTCACATTAAAAATTTGAACTTTTTTGAAATTCACGATTACAATAGATTAATAAAATACGTTGCGGGAAAAATACATGAGGGTAAAGTAGTTGGGTGGTATAGAGATAGAATTGAATTCGGAGCAAGAGCATTAGGACATAGGTCTATTTTAGCCGACCCTACTGTACCCGATATGAAATCCAGAATTAATAGATTGATTAAGAAAAGAGAGGGGTTTCGTCCTTTTGCTCCTATGGTTATTAAAGAGAAACAAAATGAGTTTTTCCACACAATTGATGATGTACCATACATGAATCAAATCGTTAAAGTTAGAGAAGAATATGCAGATAAATTATCTGCAGTTGTTCACGTGGACGGAACGTCAAGAATTCAAACTGTATATGAAAATACTGTTATTCATGACTTATTAACTGAGTTTGAAAAACTAAGCGGATATCCAATTATATTGAATACATCCTTCAACGTTAAAGATAAAACAATGGTGTTGACTCCGTGTGATGCGATAGAAACCTTCAAGGACACTGACTTAGATCTGTTAGTTTTAGATAATTATATAATACACAAAATACTATGAAGAAAATTATTAATTGGTTCTTGAAAAAAATCAAAGAACACAAAAGAAAAAAAGAATTGAAAAAGAAAATTGAAGAGTTGAAAAAAAGAGACCCCTTCATTTACAACCATTAAATTTGATTTTATGTGAAATTGTTTTATTATTTTAATAATGGTTTTTTTTACAGAAGAAGAGTGTGATAAAATAATAAATTTAACAACACAAATAGAGGGTGTTCGTCGTGATGTACATAGTACACATGTCGAAAGACCAAGAGAAAAAATTTCATATACCTACTATAACATCTATAGAAATAATGATGTAGAGTGGATTTTTGACAAAATTACTGATTATTTATTGGTTGATTGTGAGACAGAAATTGTCAAACCATTTGATATAATTCATTTACACAAGTATGAACCGGGTAATGAATTTGAAAGACACAATGATATATACTATCCGAATCAAACATTAAATGTTGGGGTTTGTTTGAATGATGATTATGTCGGGGGAGATTTTATTTTATATGGGCCAAAAAAAGTTATTCCAAAAGTAAGAGGTACTATATATTCTTTCAAAAATACAAGAGAACATGAAGTAACCAAAATCGAAAGTGGTATTCGCTATTCTTTAATATTATTTTTATATAAAGAAAATATAAAAAATAAAACAACTCTAATATGAAAATAGGAATAACAGGACATAGTGAATTTTTAGGAAAGGGGCTATTCGACCTTCTGAAAAAAAATCATGATGTTTTAGGTTTTTCTAGAAGTAATGGATATGATTTGAAAAACTATAAAAATATTTTGTCCGAGGTTATAGATATGGACATTTTTATAAATAATACATATCATCCAACTTACCAACAAATAATCTTTGAAGAACTTTTCGATTTGTGGAAGTACCAGGATAAAACAATTTTTAACGTTTTGACCTCGGCTATTTTCAATAATGGTAGTTTTGATGATTATCGAGAAAACAAATTAAAATTACAAAAATCTTCATTAAGTTTGATTAATTCGAATTTAGATAAAAAAGTTAGAATTGTTAATTTATATCCGAACACGTTGGAACATAATAAAAGGGTAGGGTTTAATAAAGTAGAATTCTCAGAAATTTATAATGTTATTGAGTTTCAGCTTAGTTTACCACAGAGTTTGGAAATGACTCACATTTCTATTTCGAGAACAACCGTATTAAAAGATAAAATTCTCATTTGACATGTGATGATTTGAGATTAAAATTATAAACAGATTAAATCTTCGCAAGATATTTAATGTATAACCAAAGAAAAATATGAAAGGGACGTTATTCTCCGCTGACTTTGTTAAAGATTCAAATGATAATTTGAGATTACTGGAATTCAATACCGATACAAGTATAATTGGTAATGAACTTTATAATTTTGACTTGTCTGAATTCATTAATGTAATGGATTCCAACAATATTACTCAGTTAGATATAATTTATAAGCCATTTATTCATGATAAGATAGTTAAACATATTTCAGAAACCGTTTCTGCGAACACAGAATCTGTAACAACTATCAATTTACATGATGAGGACATCAACACTATATATCCAGTAACAATTCCCGATTCAAGTGATAAATTTATTCTTAGGTTAGCGTATGATGAGTCGGCTTTGTTTGATAGTACTTACTGTAAAGGTACTGTTGAGCTTCTAAATTTGTTTGCATCTAACAACGAAGAATCTCATGTGGTTTCTTATTACTATTCATCATCTACAGAATCGTATAATACATTAGAATCAACAATCAATCCTGATAATTTACCCGACGTGGCGGTAAAAGATATGATTGAAAACTTTAATCCTATCGATTTTTATAAAATTGGGTCAGAAGTTGAAGGAGAATCCAATCAAGACAGATGGGATGGATTTTTGGGGACTATTCAAACTGAGAATAAAATTATTCAACAATATCATTATGGTACATCGAGCACTGATGGTGATGGACATATAGTTTCTGTCAGAAGTTTTCATATTGTTTATGGTCCGAGTTTAGATATTCTTACTTTACACAATTATAAAATAAGTTCTATTTTTGAACTACCAAGTACACTTTCAGGTGAGGTGAACACAACTCAATATGCTAATAAAATTGCTGACCATCACTATTATGAATATACTACAAATTTTATTAAGTTAGATTGTGGTGGATTATTATCTACACACCAAATTTTGATGGAAGATGAGGAGTATAAACCTATTTCCGATGTTGGTGTAGGTGAGTTTATCAAATCTTTTTTCATTTCAGGATCACCTCAGGTTGAAATAAACTCGGAAATAATGAATTGGTCATTCGAAGGGCAATATTTTCCTGAAGGGTCATATATGACCACTTCCGAAGTAGTATTCAAAGACGAAAAACAACTAAAGTATGGTGGATTGGTTGAAATTGTTGTTGACTCAGAATCTAAATTTATAGGGGCAAACAAACATTTCTTAATTTATGATTCCTCAACCAACATATCAAAATATAAATTATCGGTATACCTTAAACCAGGTGTTGACTTTTTGTATGACATTGATGGTGATTTGATTGCGATTGATGAGGTAAACTTTTATGTTACTACAGACACAACCTTGACATTAGTTGAACTTGATGCTGAAGATACTGATACATACATTATAAGTGGATCGACTCCTTTTAATGGAGTAATATCCCATAACGCACCTTGTTTTGTTGCTGGCACTCAAATAACCTTATCAGACAATACATTCAAAAATGTGGAAAATGTTGAAATTGGTGATATGGTTTTATCATATAATTTCAAGAACGGTAGTGTTGAAAAACAAAAAGTTAGAGGAGTTGGTTCAAGAAAAGTAGATAAAACTGTAAAATATACCTTTGAAAATGGTGGAATTCTCGAATCAACATTGGATCACCCACTATATTCAAAACAAATTGGGTGGATTTCTATGGACCCATTATATACCTTCAACGTATATGGGTTAAATAGTAGACAAGCGGAAGTCGGGGTTAAAGTCCTTAGAGAGGATGGGATTGAAGTCGGTATTATTTCTTTAGAAATTATTTCAGAACCGACAATTGTTTATAATGTTAAAGTTGTTGAAAATAATCATAACTTTTTTGCAAATAGTGTGTTAGTGCACAATCGTTGTTTTGTTGCTGGTACTGAAATAACGTTATCAAACGGAGATTATAAAAACATAGAAGATATTGTTATTGGTGAAGAAGTATTGACCTATAATCAAAAATTAAAAATAAATGAACCTGGTATTGTTGGGGACTTGAAATCTCATACTGTTGGTCGTTTGGTTGATTTAACTTTCAATGATGGTGGATTGATTACAACAACACCTGAACATCCATTCTACGTGCAGGGTAAAAATTGGGTTAATGCTGAAGAAATGGTTGAAGGTGATGTTTGTTTGGATGATAACGGAAAAAATATTATTCTTATGAATATATGAGTTTATGAAAGTGAAAGTGTAGTTTACAATTTACTGAGTGTTTCGGAAAACCATAACTTCTATGCTAATAAAATTTTAGTTCATAACAAATAACAAACTATGACAAATCCAAATCTTTATAAAAAAATATCAACTTCATCGGTTGAGACAAGGACTACAAGTCCTTTGAACAGTACTGAAAAAAATCAAGTGAATCAGGCGGTTGCCAAATTTTTTGAATTGTTCATTCAAAAACACACTTAATGAATGCTTTCGAATATATTTCTACAAAAGTTTTTGTCAAACTAAAACCGAGTAGAATCCAAGGTGTTGGTGTATTCGCCGTAAAAGATATTCCTAAGGATACGAATCCATTTGAAGTATGGAGTGGAGACACGGGTATATATTCAATATCTGAATCCGAATTACGTTCTCTTCCTGAGGAATTATATAATCACATAAAAGACATTTTTTTGTATGGGCCAGATTTTCCGACCGATACACAAACATATGTGAAATTAATTAATGGGTGTCATTGGATTTATACGACACCTTATTATTTTGTTAATAGTGGGTTCGATAAATCAAACATTGATAAAGATACTCTCCTTACCAACCGAATTATTTACAAAGGAGAAGAACTTCTAAGTAACTATGGAAGATATGAACGATTCAACAAAAAAGAATTTTTATAATTTAATATAGCAATATGAAAAATGAAGAAGTGGTTTTCACGGAACGGAACATCCATTTCAAAAATAACCCAAGATCTATTGTAATGGATGCAGCATCAAAATCATTGATGCAAATGTATTCATATTTAGTTTGCCAAAATGGAGGTAGTGTTTTGGACATAGGTTTTGGTATGGGATTTTCCGCAAACGAAATGAGTAATTTAGCGGAGGAATATACTTGTATAGAAATCAATCCACAAATTTACGAAAGAGCGAAAGATTGGGCTAAAAGTAGACCAAATGTAAATATTATATTTGGTGATTGGGTAGATATTATTCCAAAGTTAAAAAAGAAATTCGATGGGATATTCATGGATACACATGATGATATGAATTACCATAAATTTGAAGAGTATTGTAAATCTATTGCAAACGACAATTGTATTTTGTCAGTTTTCAATTATTTTTCATTTAGAAAACAAGAAGAACTTAATCGTTACGAATATAAACTCGAACCTAATAAGTTTACTAAAGTGGTTAGCCCTATTCATATAATAAATTGGACTTATTTCAAAAATGGGAATTTTGAAAAAGGGGAAAATATTATAAAGTTCAAGGAACCAAGATATATTATATGAGTCCAATAAAGTTATCGGAAAAATTCACAATATACAAAGGGAAATATAATAATGAATTTCCTATTAGTGAATTTTTGAAGTACGTTGAAATTAACGACAAACTCGCAATACACACTAATGATAATTCTGTTTGGGTAGAAATTGAAACGGAATGTTTTAATTCCATAAATTCTTATATTAAAACTCAAATAGAAAATATAACCGACAGGAAACTTGTTAATTACGCCCAACATTACTGGATTTATACACAAAAAAAAGGATTTAATTTAGAATGGATGCATCAACATATCTTGGTTCATCCTTCTGGTAGATCCAATATTTTGTCTGATTTTACTTTCACGTTTTATTTACAAACAACGGATGAAGTAAGTGGTGATGAAGGGTGTATTGTTTTTGAAGATGAGGATAAAAAAAGACATAAATTCATGCCGAATGTTGGAGATATATTTATATTTCCTGGTGATATAAGGCATACCGCAATTCCAACCCCCAATTCTGAAAAAAAACGAATTGTTTATGCTGGTAGTTTGTGTATTGACGTATCGAATCAAAAAAAAATAAATAAAACTGTGATATGAAACCAATCGAAGAAAAATTATTACTTAGTGAAGGTTTATGTGAATATTTCATTAACTATTTCGAAAATGGCCCTCTAGACATTATGAATAGAGGAAAAAGATATGGTAAATGCGGACAAGAAGGATTAGTTTCTCATGAGGATATTCCTGAGGAGTTTTTTTCGATATTTCCTGAACTAAACCTCAACCGTTTCACGTTTTCTAATGATGAACAGGTACATAATCTATTGGTTAGGAAATATGTTGTTGGGGATTCATTTCCTGTTCATAGGGATAATAATATTTTGAATTATGATTCTGGTGATAAAGAGAGGGGGGAGAGATATCGTTCGTATATTTTCCAATTATCTGAACCTGGATCTTATATAGGGGGGGATTTAATGTTCGAAAATTTTACTGCAAATCCAAATCGTGGTAATTGTATAAATTTTGATGCTAAATTACCCCATTGGGTTACTGAGGTTATGCAAGGTGTAAGATATTCTATGGTTTTTTGGGCTAGAAAAAGTGATTTAATGATTCCACAAGAAATTATATAACAATATGAAATTAACAGAAAAACAATGTGAAGAAATTATATCATGGATGTCTTATTTTGGTAAATCTAATGTAAGATATTGTCCTGATGTTTGTTCTCCTGCAGGATTACACAAGTCAAGGTTGGATTATAATATTTGTGAAGTCAAACGGGAACAATCAACACAATGGTTTTTCGATTTGATTTCTGAATTTCTGAAAGATGAATTTCCGAACAATAAAATAAAAGAAGGAAGATTTTTTTATGCCCATGAATTTTTCACGGGGGGTAAATTTGCCAAACATGTGGATAAAGAAAGACAGAATGATTGGGCCGTTATCGTTGGTGCAAAACTTAATGACGATTTTGAGGGTGGTAGATTAATAACCTATAATCCTGATGGTGAATTGGCAACTGAATTAGGAGTGTTGTATAAAATGAACTCGGATGTCTTACACGAGGTGACTGAAATCACAAAGGGTACAAGATATTCATTTGTTTATTTTATATCACATAAAGAGTTGGGTGTTGAAATGAGTTTATTTTAATTATGATTAAATACGTCCCATCATTTCTTACGAATGAAGAAACCGAATACTTCATTAATATTTTCAAAAATGGTGTCAAACAATACTTCGGAGACCAATATTACAAGTTTTACTTCGTTGATTTAATGGATACCGAAATTGAAGTTAGAAAATTGGATAGGTTTGTTTTCAAAAAATTCAGAGTGCAAATGGTTAATGAAACAATCCAACAAATTGAAGAACCACATACGCACTTGAACTCTTGGTCTTTTATTGTTTTTCTGAATGATGACTTTGAAGGTGGTGAAATTTTTTTCGGTGAGGAAGTATATACCCCTAAAAAGGGTGACATGATTTATTTTTCGGGAGAAGAATATCATAGGGTTAATGATTGTGTGGGGGATAGATATACTTTAATTGGTTTTATGTTAAATAATCCTTTCGAACTTCAAATCCAAAAAGATTTAATATGAAGAAGATAGATTTGAATGACTATGTTTGTGCGGTTCCTTTTGCTGCTTTAGAAATTCATGAAAAGGATAGGTTTCTGTGTTGTGCGTCATGGTTAAAAAAATATTTACCACAACATTCTTCACCAAAAGATGCTTGGGAGTCAACTGAAGCACAACAAATACGAGAATCCGTAATAGATGGGTCTTTCAAATACTGTGATAAGACCCAATGTCCATACTTACATCAACTTGAAAATTTTGGGGAAGTGGGTAATACAAGTACATTATATCACAAAAATAAACTACCAAAGGAATTGAACTCAAAGATTGAATCGTTCAAAAAAGGTATTTTATCACCCCCAACCACAATACAATTTTCCTTCGATAGGACTTGTAATCTCAAATGTCCGTCTTGTCGGATAAACTTGATAGTAGAAAATTCTAAGGGGATTGAAAGAGTAAAAAAAACTATCGACGAGATAGAAACTCAATATGGTGAAACCACAAAAAGATTATATATAACTGGATCAGGTGACCCTTTCGTTTCTGTTGGATTTAGGGATTTTCTCAGAAACTTTGACTCGAATAAATGGCCAAGTTTGTCTCATATACATCTTCATACCAACGCTACCAGATGGGATAAGAAAATGTGGGAATCGATGAGTAATGTACACAAATATATTAAAACGTGTGAAATTAGTATTGATGCTGCGACTAAAGATACGTATGAAAATAAAGTAAGAGTTGGTGGAAATTGGGATGAGTTAATTGAAAACCTTAAGTTTATTAATACTATAAGGGGTTTGAAAAATATTAAAACTTCATTTGTTGTACAACAGAAAAATTATAAAGAAATGAAAACGTTTTATGATTTGATGTTGTCAATTTTTGGGAAAAAAGTTAATGTTTTTTATGGTAAAATTAACAATTGGGGGACCTTTACTGAAGAAGAATATGAAATGGAAAAAGTTTGGGATGTGTCACATCCTGATTATCATGACTTCGTTCGAGAAGTTAATTCATTTATACCCGCTCAACAATGTTGGCATAATCTACAAGAATTTATTCTTCAAAAACAAAATCTTATATAATGGATCCAAGATTTTTCAAATCCTTACATAATCTCAAGTATTGGACTCCTGAGGGGTTCGAAATTTCCAGTTATAAATGGAGTTTGTCAGAAAAGAAAAATCAATCATACTATACCTCGGGGTCTGATGAAACTCGTTTGTGTTTATATACTTACAACGAATTAGGTTTTAGGGGTGACTCTATAGACAAAGAAGGATTTAAGATAATGTCGATTGGAGATTCCAATACTGAAGGAGTTGGGGTAAATGATGATGAAACATGGCCCGCTCAGTTCTCTAAGTTAGTTAACAACGGAGTAAATCATAATTTTGGGATGGGAGGGAGAAGTAATGATTTTATTGCCAGATGCCTAATTACTTATTATGATTTAATCAAACCTGATTTGGTTTTGATTATGTATACGTCGCCGCAAAGAAGGGAGTTGTACACCAAAGATGGGGGGTTAGAACCTTTTATGATTACATCACAATGGGGGTATACTAAAGAAACTGAAGATGGTAGGGAATTACAAAATAGTTTAGTCGCGATTCAAAACGATTATGAAGATTTTATGAATTGGTATAAAAATCATCTTCTGATAAAGTATTTTTTGGAATCAAAGAAATGCAACTGGTTATGGAATGGATGGATGGGTATTCCGACTGCGTATAGTGAATTCAATAGATTTGATGGTGCTTATGGTAATTTTGTGGATGGTGCTGTGGATGATATTCACGCAGGGCCTATCCATAATAAAACTTATGCTAAGGTATTATTGAATCATATTTACTCTAATTTTAAGGGGTACCTACCAAATAGTTTAATCTAAAATTCTATTATCAATATAAATAATGAAGAAATAAAAGTCGACTATAAAAAAATAATCTAACTTTTATTTCAAATCTTCGATAAGATAGAATTTTACTTTTTTTCTACTTCATCAAGTAAAGAGTATCCCGCTCCTTGATTAGAATATGACTTGTTTGTGGTATACCTTAATTTAGGGTGGTTTTCAAACACATGATTGTACCACAAATCGGCGGAATCCCATCCACAATCTATCAATCTTTGCATCCACCATTCTTTGTCTTTGTTCCGTATAATATAGGCATGTGCTAGGTCTTGATTACTTGCGGTTTTACTAAAATAATTATCAATTTTTTCTTTATGTCGGGATAGATTATTAGAAAATGATAAAAAATAAACATCATCTTTTTCCATTATCTCACAACTTTTGAATATTATGTCAACAAACTCTTCTACTGACGTACATATATAAGCGTCTGCCTCAAAAATCAAGGTGTAGTCATAACCATTATCAATAGTCTCTAAAGTTTCTCTGTGTGCTAAATAACAACCGTAGTGTCTTCCCGTTATCCAACCTAATCCTGCACCAGGAAACAACTCACCTGGTTTATTATCCTTACTTAAGTGCTCAGGTCTTCTACAATTTTCCGAGGGAGGGAATCCTTCATAAACTTTGTTTATAATTGGGAAATAATCAAATCCGTACTCTTTCAATTTGCTTATAGATTCAATACTCAATTTTTCCCTTTCATCTTCGATTCTTGTTAACAAATGTTTTATTTGTATTTTAGGTTTTTTTGATTGAAATAATTTAGGTTTCAATAAATTTTGGATTCCCGAAATCACCATTTCTGAAGTTATCGAAGTATGACATTCAAATTGTCGAGACGTACCTTTGTGGACTGGGCACCAATACCAATCTCCTCTATTAAATTTGTATGAGGGATTATTCCAGCAACTATTACAAACATTCAAGTTTGTAATTCTAGTGCAGTTTGATGAAAATTCATGATTTTCGTTTGTGAAATTACTAATCATCACAACATGTTTACCCAATGCCCAAGATAACCAAGACAGTCCACTTGATAATCCTATAAAGAATTCACTATGGTGAATTACATTCATTGTGTAATCCATTTCAACATTTTTTACTTTTTCGCAATTATTGAAATGGTTATCTTCTTTCGATACATTTATTACTTTATACCCCAATGAATGAAGATAATTGATTAGTTCTTGCCAACCTTCTTTGGTCCAAAACTTGCATCCCGCTGTCGAGTTTGTCGCAATTGTTACATATTTTTCTTCGTAAGGTCTATCATATATTTTGTATGAAATTCTTGGTTTTATTTCAGTATATGGTAATCCTAATATGTTTGTAGCGGCTTGTTGTAATGGAATTGTATTTGGTAAAACTGGTTCTTTATTTGTGTCATAGAACCATCCAAGATTATATTGGCCTTGAATGTCATGAACAACATTTCCTGGTTCAACAAATTCTATTTCTGTATATGTATCACGGAAAAGATAATTCAAATGAGTAGATACAATCACATCACATTCATGTACTTTTTTGAATTCAAGAGCATAAGGTATCCACGCAATAGTATCCCCCAAAGAACTGCTTTCAAAGTTTATTAATACTCTTTTACCTTTATAATCAAGAGTTTTATCATATACCAACACGCCATCCTCTAGAATTTTGGTGTTCCATTTGGTAAAATATCTTCGATTTAATTTAATCCAATTATTTGATTTTATTTTATTATGATAATGACAAACGCCCTGTTCATCAAAAAATTTTACATCATACAGGCTATTACTGTCTCCAACAATTTCTAAAAATGGTTCATTTATGAAAAATTGTTTAATATCTATTTTTGAAATATTTTTTATTTGTTTTATTGGTTCTTGTGTCAACAAAAATTTATATAAATTGTAATGTCTTTCTGCGAAATCTTCGGTCATACCACTCAATATTTGGTAATTACGAGTTGAAGAAATCAAATTACGTAATAAACTTACATTAGTTGAAATTTCTTCTGAAAGCGGAGTGATTAGGCCATTAAACATTCCAACATATTGGGGTAGATTTCTCGCAATAATTTTTAGTCCAAATGATGCCGCTTCACGAATTACCAAAGGATTACACTCCCAAGTCGAGTTGAACATAAGCACATCTGCCGCTTTCATAAAGGTTTCAACATCACTTCTTTCCCCCCAAATATGAACGTTCGATGGTAAGTTTGACATCAGAGGTTCCCAATAATCTTTGAAGTTTGATGCTTGGTTCCCAATAAAATGAAATTCAACATTTCTATCTTGAAAATGTCTTGCAATTTCTATCCCTTCACCCTGATTTTTACCTGATGTCCATAGACCAACGTTGATTACATGGACTTTCGAAGTATCTAACCCCAATATTTCTTGAGATTTAACTTGTTCTTCACGAGATCTAAATTTATTTTCAATTGGAAACTCGAACACCTCTTTGTGGGATGGCATATTATTAAAGAATCCATTTAAGTGATAAGGTGTACATAATGCATACGCGTCAGGGTGAAATTTTTTTGATGTGTTAGGGTCAAACGAAATGTTGTGACAAGTCTCTACGACTCTCCAAGTTCTATTGTTATCATAAATGGAATTTATTAATTCACTTGGAACTTTGTTGAATGGGTCAAATCCCTCAACCATTTCATCAATATGTACAATGTCGATAGAATTATCTTTAATAATTTGCATTATTTTCATTGAATTTTCGACATTATGATTATTCAAAGTATTGATTGTCCAAAAATTTCCTTCAGGTATGAGTTCTTTGATTTTGTTTCTTTGAACGGTGTATATATTCGAGTATTGACAAAATTCTGCGACAAATATTTCAACATTCAGTTTATTTTGTTGAAGACTTTCGATTCTTTTCAGTAAATACGATGGCATTCCCCCTGTGGAGAGGTGAGGGGCAAAAAATAAAATTCTTATAGGATTAACTTTTTTTTCTAATTTCAATGTTGTTTCAGAAACTAATTCATCTTTTTTTTTTATCATCCAACTTGCGTGTCCTTCGTTCGTTATACTTAAATCATATCCGTTTTTTTCACAAAACTCATCAACCGCGGGATTAACACCAAAAATACCAATATAAGATTTTCCAGCATACATGTGTTTATCTTTTTTATTGTTCAAAAAGTTTGGGTCATTATACCAATCTATTGTCATGATATAATCATGACCACATAAATAACCACCAGGTTTAACTTTTGGATACCATAAACGTATATCTTGAACGACATAATCATATGCGTGATTTGCATCAATATAGACAAAATCCAAAGAGTTGTCTTCGAACATGTTCGAAGAAACTTCGGAAGATGCTCTAATCATAATCGCTCTATTTTCAAAACCTTGAATGTTATTCATTGCATGATGGAAAACACCATGTTCAAAGTTATTATGATTACTTACATCCGAATATTCTTCATTGGGTAATCCCTTCCACACATCAACCATAAACAAAGTTCCAGACCAGTTATTAAGAATCTCTTTTGAAAACTCCCCTTTGAAAGTACCGACTTCCACACCTTTACCATTTTGAAATTCTTTCCCAATCTGTTTTATTAAATCAGTTCGAGTAATATCTAATTTTTTCATTTTTTTATATTTTATAACTTCAATTAATTTATTGAGAACATTGGAAATCTTTGGATGACAAAGGTATTCAGATTTTTTTTCCAAACACCCAACCAATGGGGGTATTGCTCTAACCGAATTCCATTCCAGTACGCTATATTTCATATCCGAAGCACATGCAATTTTACAATCACCATCAATATAATGATATTTGTAATCCTGACGGCCATTTCTGAATGGAGCACGTAATCTCCAATTTATTGAACTACCAAGTTGAATAATTTGGGCGTCTGTAGAACCTGCTAAATGTAACAGTCCTGAGTCCATTGTTACGAAAGCTAAACTTTTTTGAATTAACCACCACGTCTGAGATATGCTAGTTTGATTCATCAAGTTTAACCCTAATTTGATGGGAAAATCAAAAACGGGTTTTTGGACCATATGAAACCCTATTTCACTTGAAGATTTACCAACTGAAACAACTGAAATACCATTATCATTTAACATTTCAGTCAATCGTGTCCATTTTTCAATATCCCATGTTCTCGAAGCCCAACTTTGAACTGGATGTATTAGAACAAATTTATCTGGAAGATTTTCAATCGGTTCCCATTCGTCGGGACTATAATCAACCTCACATTCCTCGGGTAGAAGAGTAAATCCCAAACCTGATGCATGAAATTGTCGAATATCCATTACGTTGTGACGTAATCCTATTTCATATTCATTTTCTAAATTAGGTGCAAAACTAACCAATAATTCATATTTTTCTTGTAAACTTTCCCTAGAAGTTTCTGAGGTGTCAAATATTTTGTCTACGTATTTATTATTTTTGAAAATTTCAGTATGTTCGGTTAATACTGATATTTTTTTACCGTAGGCATAAAAAAGTTTTCGAAGTGATGGTGTTGCACTGATTGTGTCTCCGAGTCCTCGACTTAGATGTAAATCTAATAATGGGTCTTTCATATTGGTAAAATATACGAAAGAATGAAGTAAAATCTATTAAAAAAAGTTATTTTTTGCGTTGTTCGGACTTATACAACTTCATAAGTTTTAGCGAATCTT